ATGACAAACGTAACATTAAGAACAAAGAAATCTTCTGGTCAGAAGACTTATCTTTATCTGGATTATTATCCACCATATATGGATCCTGTCACAAGGATTACCAAGAGACAGGAATATTTGGGGATGTTTATCTATACAACCCCTAAGAATACAATACAGAAACAGTACAACCAGCAGGTGATGGAGGTCGCCGAGGCTATCCGCAGCAAGAGATCCATTGCTGTTCTCAATCAAGAAGCCGGTCTGTTCAACAGGGAGAACGGAAAACTGGATTTCCTGAAGTATTATGAATCCAAGTCTAAAGGCAAAAGTGTTTCCTGGAAGGTGTCGTTGAACCATTTCAAGCGGTTTGTGAAAGGACAATGCAGATTCGGTGATCTCACGGTAAAGCTATGTCAGGACTATTCTGATTATCTTCTGAATTCTGCGAAAAACTGTAATCCTCTTCTGAAATACAAGGAATCCCGGAGGATCAGTTCCCCGACAGCAGCAAAGTATTACGGGTACTTCAGGAACATTATCCTTTCTGCCTACCGAGAAGGATTCATAAAGGATAACCTTCATGCTTACATCGACAATATTACGCCGAAGTCTGACTTCAAAAGGGAGTACCTTACCGAGGATGAGGTGAGACAGTTATATTCAACGCCCTGCAAGTACACACCTTTGAAGATGGCTAGCATGTTCTCGATCTTCACAGGATTGCGAATCAGTGACATCGTCGATTTGAAATGGGGTGATATCACAGTGGCACCTGACGGTCAGCCATGCATCAGGAAGAAGATGATTAAGGGTAGTAGAAACGTAATGATATTCATCAGTGAACAGGCTCTCAAATTCTGCGGAGAAAGACGTTCTGATGAGAAGGCAGTCTTCTATAACTTCAGGCGTTCCATGACCCAGGCTCCTCTTCAGGCCTGGCTCAAGAGCGCCGGAATCAAGAAGCATATAACTTTTCATTCCTTCAGACATACGAACGCGACTCTCATGCTCGCAAACGGAGTAGATATCTATACCGTCTCAGCCCAGCTTAACCATAGGAATGTAAAGACCACTCAGATCTATTCTAACTTGGTGGATGAGAAGAGGAGAATGGCAAGCCGGGCGATCAACATCGAACTTGATGATTGCCGAGACGAGAGTCTTAATGTGTAATATATTGCGTTTTTGTTTGCATTTGGCGTAAGTTTAGCTATATTTGCATGCAAATGTGAAATATATTGCATAATGAAGATTGGAAATTTAATAAGAGAACGCCGCATGATGCTTGGGCTGACGCAGCAGGAACTTGCAGATTACGCAGGTATGAGTCTGCGCATGCTGGTCGGTTTGGAGAATGACAAGGCCAATCCATCACTTAAGATTCTTGAAGCTCTTGCTTCAGTTCTTGGCATGGAAGTTACGCTTAAAATTAAGGAAGTTGATGCATGAGAAAGGCTGAGGTATATGTAAAAGGCATATTGGCTGGGATCCTTCAGGAGGATTCTGATGGAGGATATGTCTTCGTGTACGATGACCGTTACATGGCTGACGAGAGATATGGTTCAGTTTCCCTTACGCTGCCGAAGTCGGTCAAGGAGCATCGTTCTGGAGTACTCTTCCCATTCTTCTTCAATATGCTTTCTGAAGGTTCAAACAGGTCAGTCCTTCTCAGGACGCTCAAGATAGATGAGAAAGATCATTTCGGTCTGCTGCTTGCGACAGCAGACAATGACACAATAGGTGCAATAACGATAGTGGAAATATGATAAAGACAAACAATTGCCCGGGTACTCTGGCTCCAGGATTTGACGGATATAGCCCGACCTGTCTGAAAAGGATGTTTGATGGCAAGAAAACAAGCCACATGACAGATTTCAGTTACGAGGCGGACTCGGCAGAATTTGTCAGAGCCCTTAAAAGGATATCGATATCAGGTGCTCAGGAGAAGCTCTCTGCTGTGCATTCTGACGGGAAGATCATATTGACTCCCGATGGCGGGCATGGCAGATATATAATCAAGCCTGTGCCTGGAGACCGTTCTCTCAGATATAGACAGCAGATTCCAGCTAACGAACATCTGACTATGCAGATAGCCCGTCAGGTTTTCGGAATCAACACTGCTGAATCTGCAATGTTATTCTTTGCCGATGGCGAGCCTGCATATATTACCCGAAGATTTGACTATGCGCCTGATGGAACCAAGTTGCTTCAGGAAGATTTCGCCATGCTGGCGGGCAAGACTGCTGATACTCATGGTAAGGACTATAAATATACCGGAAGTTATGTAGAGGCTGCATCTCTGATCAGGAAGTATGTTCCAGCATGGCTGCCGGAGATGACACGTTTTTTTACTTTGGTGATCTTCAACTACATCTTTGCCAATGGTGATGCGCATCTGAAGAACTTTTCAATCAGGGAGACTCAATCCGGAGACCATATACTATCTCCTGCATACGATCTGATGAACACATCTCTTCATATTGATGACGGAGACTTTGCTCTTGAGGATGGATTGATTCCTAAGAACAGGTATTCAGATGTCTATGACAAGACCGGTCACCCTTGTCAGGACGACTTCCGAACCTTCGGGCAGATGATCGGAGTTCTGCCTAAGAAGATTGATCAGGTCATAAGTATGTTCTCAAGTAAAAGTGATGAAGTGGAGAGCATGATAGAGCGTTCTTTCCTTGATGACCGCATGAAGAGGATGTACCTGCGGTCATACAAAGAGAGGCTTCAACGGTTTCTACGAAGCGACCGGTAGTATAGCAATTCAGTTCAATTGTCATCTATTTATATCGGTGTATATCATCGATGTAAATAGATGATATTTTTTGATATAAAAGGCGTGAAAAGTCAAATATAAATACTATCTTTGTAAAAAGAAACTGATTTGATAATGAGACTGCCAGAAGAAATAAGGGATGCAATAAACATATCATCCATCTCGTTCCTTGAGAGGGAAGACTGCATCTATCGTGGACTTCTGGTGTACCTTTCAAATGCCATAGGCGACTATCTGAATGAGGAACAGATCGTGCGATTCGCGCAGGTTCTCCGACGTTTCAGAAACCGTGAAGCACATGTCGAATATTCGGAAGAACTTTGTGATGTTATTTCTGAGGAAACAGACATCAGGAACCGCTATATCCCAAGGAAGTCACTGCGAAAGGATGAAGCGTCGATGCTTATCTATAATGTTTCACCTTATGCACTGCTAAGCAGAAACAATACGGCTATGATGGCGAAGGCGTTGTTCCCGAACTTCTTTGCATCTGCGGCTACTATTAATTCAACATTCACGAAGTTCTATAGAGTGCCTGGCTCTTCTATAGAACCCTCCGTATCATTATCTATCGTACTTCTTCCGGATCATAATGTGAATACGGTTGAGACCGTATTCTATGAACTGGGACTGAAAAGCCAAATCTAAACATACAATATTATGGGTAATTGCGTTACATTTGAGGACATGCCAAGAATCATGTCCCAAATTCTTGACCAGATGAAGTCTCTCAATGTCAGATTTGACAAGCTGGAGGCAAAGGCAAATGAGGCCAGTGTAAGTACTCCTGCCGATAAGCCGATGATCTCTACAGATGATGTCTGTAAGCTACTGGGAGTATCCAGGATCACAATCTACAGGATGGTTGCAAGAGGGGAGTTCCCAGGGTATAAGAGCGGGAAGAGCTATAAGTTCTATAAGGATGACATCATCACATGGTTGGAATCCTGCAAGACAAACTCCGAGCGGCTGATATATACCAGAGCGGAAGAGTATTTCAATTCAAGACTTTAGGTACAGAAACAGGGCGGCGTTCTCAGAGAGAATCAGCCGCCTTGTTTATATCCTTGGTGTCTATCGTCATCTCAAGATTTCTCTGACCTCCTTCTTCGTACAGATAGACTTTCAGTACCTGATCTTCAGACAGTGTCATCTTGTCGAATGAGTACGCGATCCTCTGCGTATCTTTGGCAGAAGTAGAAAGTGTACCATACCTGTTCTTAGCAAAGATGGTCTTCTCGAATACTACAGACCTTTTGCCTTTGCGCTTGCTCTCAATCACGAAAGTCGCATCTGTAATATTGTAGCTTACAGAGGACTTGTTCTCCAAGGATAGAGTTATATAGGTCATGTCGCTATATGATACGATGTTTTCGCATAGTACCATGATGTCATACTTCCTGGCTCCGAGATGGTAGAGTCTCTGCTTCGATTCAACCATATCACTGAGAAGGGGAGCGTCTGCTCTTCTGCTGAGCGATACATTATTCGGATTCATGTCGCTGTCCCTGAGATCGAGGACAAGCAGTTTCGGATAGGGTTCATATGAGACAATGAATGTATGCATCTGACCGTTCGATTCAAGTGCGGATATGCTTGTGAGGTCATCGAATTCCAGTTTAGCCTTCAGTGCGAGCATGTTCTTGTTCTGTTCGATGATCTTTGCGACCACAATGGTCTTGTTGGACAGGTCTGCATAAGTCAGCTCTGTCGGAAAAATAACATGTGTCGTAAACGAGGTGGATACACGCAGGGTGTCCTTCTGTGCATAACAGTAACAATTGATGCACAATAATACTGATACTATCGATAATACCTTTTTCATTTCTTCTGCTTGACGATGTAAAATTCATATCCTGCCGGGACACTGACCGTAACCTCCCCACTTGCACTTTGGGCAATAGAGATACCGGTAGAGACAACTTCGCTGGAGATTCTTCCAAGTCTTCTGGTGAGATTCGAGCCAAGGATGTTAGTCCCTCTTGTCGTCGCTGATTTCCCGGCACTGGACACATCCGGACAGTAGATTCCTTTGCTTCCGTCTACATCGTAGGCTTCATAGCCTAGATGAAGAATTCTTCCTCCCATGTCGATGTTCTCAATTTCCAGTTCAAGCCTTCCGGACAGTTTGCAGGTCGCCATCAGGTGAGTGTTCTTAGGGACCAAAGTACCCGATATCACGATATCTTCCAGCAATATGATCGAGACCCTCTGTCCGTTCTTCACTCTGCTTTCCCTTGCAAACATGCACCTGAAAGGATGGCTTTCATCCGATTCGAAGATAAGGTCTTCTGAATCGAGTGAACTGACTCCACCGGAGTCATCTGTGATATCAAGAGTGGATATAGCAGATGTCTTTCGGGATATTACTGTATGGTTCTCTTCCCCAATAGCCTCTGCATCCTCTTTCACCTCCGGAACAGTGTCTTCCTCAGGAGTGGTCATCCTCTCAGCAAGCTCTATTGCTTCCTCCTGTCTTCTTCTGTGTCTTTCCTCCCGTTCCTGATGACTCTCCCGGTATGGATTCGATGTGGGAACAGTCCTGCTGGATGATGTGGAAGAAGAAGAATCTCCCTTACCGAAGATGTCCTCTGATGTGACTTCCGAATCTTCCTTATGGACATCATCCAGCTCTTCTGATTCGCTCCAGTAAACCCTTGCAGCTGAATTCCTGTTGTTCGTATAAGCCTCCACCTTTGAATCGGATACATCTTCAGTATTCGCCTGCGGCACTTCCGCATAAGCATTCTGCCGTTTGTCCTTATCCTCTTCTTTGTTGCCGGGCAGAAACAGAAGAACAAGTATGAGTATGAATCCCGCAACGGCGGCGATTATCATGATTTTATCTTTATCTATAGCCATTTCAATAGTTTGCTTACTTGTGTTATCAGCATGAAGATGCACAGAAGTGCTGCAAAAAGGATATACAGCCTGTTTGCCCAGACTGTATTGTCGTTCCTGAACCGGTCAAAGAGCCAGGTCAGTCTTCTGAACAGGTCAAACATATCACTTCCTTCTTCTGGTACCCATGTTTTCATTTCTTGTCACGACAAACTTCTCCAGCATCAGTCCGTGCGGATTTGACGGTGACCTCTCGACCTCGATCAGTCTTCCTGTACTTTCAAAGTCATACATCGTGATATTGCTCTCCCTCATGAGGTACATCTTGCCGTATGTCCTGACCTCGTAAGGATAACCTTCCATATTTACTGATACAGAGTCCGCCACAAACTCCTGAGTGATGTTTGCAGAAATCATCCTCTGATAGAATCCCTTCTCAGACAGGTCCATGTAATAGTCGTATGCACTCTTGTCGCTAATGATGAGGGCCCTGTCCAGATTCCTTTTGATGGATTCCGCATTCGGCGTGACGTTAAGAAGCAATTCGTGAAACCTCAGCACGTGATCCTTGGCCTCTATATCCCTGTACGCATCCTCGGGGTTCTGTCGGGCCATTACAGCCGAGCCCCTGTCTACGACATATATCATATCCTGTGACTCTTTGATCATACGGGAATAGGTTACCACCGATCCCAGTGCAATGACTGCCGAGCAGAGGAGGGAAGTCATCGTTACGAACTTCATCTTTCTGAATGAAGAATCGACGTTTTCAAAATGTCTAATAAGTTTATCCATATCTCTACATCTTTATAAATCTTCTTGCCATCATCTTCATCGGGTTGGTTATGGATGAGTGTGCGTCATTGGCTCCGGTTGATTCTATGAACGAACCGGCAATCTTCGGCACGGCAGCAACTCCAGCGAGAGAACATGCCTGCAGAACAATCATTGTCCACTCGATGCCAAGTCCCACTTCACCCTGCATGCTTAACTTGCAGAATCCTTCAATATACAGGAGGCTCAGGCCAAGCATGAAGTATCCTATCGGAACCCACATGGCTATCTGAAGGTATCTGGCAAACCAGCTGCGAAGTCCGCCCCCGAATCCCGGCATGATGCTGATCGCTAGGATGAACGGCCCGAATACTGCATTTACGGTCAAATACAGGCAGCATAGTATCTGTTGGGCGAAGAGGAGAACCTTGACAAACATGAAGAGTATTCCACCTATTATTCCTGCGAAGGTCATGGTCTTCACGCTGAAGAAGTTCTTCAGGAACTTCATGATGCCATACCATATCTTGGCGAAGAAACGGCCTACTACGGAGTCCTTCTCGGCTATCTCCTCCAGTTCCTCCATGTATTCGGATTCGTTGTCCAGGACATTCAGTATGGTTATCGTGGTCATTGCATCACTCCATCTGTCAACGTATTTGTTGGGCTTGACATTCATCAGTTTGACCATCTCGCGGCTGATGATGTTCACAACTCCGTCCACCGGGCCAAGCACTAGCACATTGAAGTTGCAGACCACCATCATGAGAATTAGCGGCTTGCCGATTTCCCAGGCATTCAGGTTGTGACCCTCAGTGTAGTTCATTACTATCTTGATGACGGCACAGCCGGCCATGATACAGGCTATGACACCTGCAATGTCCATGAATGCACCCATTTGTCCTGACAGGACTATATGTTTGACGCTTTCAAGCGTCGTCCATGTAGATAGTATCATGACACTTATAAGTTATATCCCATTACGCCGCCTATTATCCTTAATGCCAACAGACCTCCCAGACATCCTGCAGCAATCCTGAACATCACGTTGTCAGCAACCGGGTCATTTGCGATGCTTCCCCTGGTGAAGATCAAGTATCCCCATACCGTAGAGAGAATTGTCATCAGGCCCAGGATCATAGAAAGGATTCCCAAGCCCCCTTCTCCGGCATCATCCAGACTGCCGTAGCCTTCAAGTGCTTCCGTATAGTTGTTCGGTTCAAGTGACCCGTCTAGGAAATCCACGAAGTCCGTGAGTCCCGCCGCAATGACTGTCGCCTCCGCCTCGATCTCAACCATATCGCTCATCTTCTTCAGATCATTTTCCATCTCATCGATGATATCATCAATCTCCTGCTTCTTTTCGCTTCTCGAGAAGCCTAGAGTAGAAAGTATGCTTCTGGCTGTCTCGATGGCAAGCTCAGCCTGATTTTTCATTGACCGGAGGTAGGTAAGCATCATGTTTGCGTCAGACAGATGAAATTCCTCCATCTCCTGAATCCTCTTGGCCAGCTGCTCTGTTCTCTCTATGGTATTCATATATGACTCCGTGAGTCTTTCAAGAGTGCCCAGATCCTGCAGTACGCTTATCGTCTTTCCTCCCACCCCATCATCTCCGAACACCTCGTCGATATAGCCTCGCACACTACTGAGCTGATCCCCAAGATTAGCCAACTCGCCGAGCTGGTCAAGCATGTAGTCGACCTGCTCTGCAGCATTAGTTGCTGATGCCGCAATCTGGCTCGGGTCGATTACTACCTGCTGGGCTCTTGACGAGTAGGCGAAAGATGCCAAAACAAATATGACAAGCAGCCTGCGCATGACTTAATCCTCCGTCAGTTCCCTGATTGCCTCAATTGGAGACATCGTTTCCAGTTTGTCGATGAAGTCCTTCTTTTCTCCCTTGTTGGACTCATATGCTATGACCTCCTGCGGTGAGACCTCGTTGGTGAACACTCCGGAGAATGTGTTTGATAGAGCGATGAATACATCCCGGACCTTGCTTTCCCCAGTGTTCATGGAAAGAACCATAGCCTTCTGATGAGGTGTGAGACCAAGATGGTCGCACATCTCTCCAAGCACATTCTGATTGCCGGTAGGCTTGAGGAGGATTCTTGTGTCCGAGTTCTCAAGGATGGTATCGTGGATGTATGACGATCCGATAATGTCGGACATCTGCTGTGTGACCACTATCGCTGATGTGTTATACTTACGCGATGTCTTCCAAAGGGTCTTCATGTACGGGGACATCGTTTCGTTCATGATGGCTTTCCATGCCTCCTCGATGATCATCATCTTGAACTCCTTGACATCCCTCTTCATCTTCGCGCTGAAGGCGTTCATGATGCACAGCAGTACCAGCGGGAGTAGTTTGTCCTTGGATTCCGATATCTGCTGCATCTCGAAGACCGTGAAGCGGCTGCTGATCAGGTCACGAGGATTCCTGTCATTCAGAAGGAATCCATATGGGCCCTCCTTGCCATACGCTCCCAGGGCGGTGAGCATGTCATTCAGGTCGAACGATCCGATTCTGATGGTATCGTCACCGCATTTGTATCCCTCGTCACTCATCATCTGAGGCAGGATGACGCCTCTCAGAAAGGAGAGAAGGTCATTCAGGATGATGATGCCCTCCGTGTCCCTACAGTGAAGGGCGAAATCCTTCAGCATGCAGGCCAACACATTGTCCGAACTGCTGCTCCAGCCGTCCTGAGGACTCCAGAGAGTCTGTATGAACGAGGTCACGAAGCAAAGACCTTCACTCTGCTTGTTCAGTATCTTACCCTTAAGTATCCATGACCGGATGTCCCAGAAAGCATCAAAGGACAGCCCTGATATGGTGTCCCACTTATAGTAATGTCCATCCACTCCGCAAGACTCGTCATTGATGAGCGAGCACAGTCCTTCATAGGAATCGCCGATATCGATGATGAATATCGTCTCACCGGCATCGTACGCGTTACGGACAAGTGTGTTCGTGAAGAAGGACTTACCGCTTCCGGAAGGTCCGAGTATGAATCCGTTGTAGTTGGATATCAGACCGGCATTTTCCGCCGCCTTCTGCATGTCCACCTTCACCGGGATATTCCTGAGCCTGTCTCGCAGCTTTATGATGCCGTCGGGGATTCCTCTTTGATATGTCTCACAGATGCCAGTACAAAGAGACCCTTCGAGTTCCATGGTCATGAAGTTGTCTCTTGTGAGTTCACATCCGGCCCCTGGAAATCCGGAGTACCAGATCACCGGTGTGTCGAAAGTGTTCTTGACACTGGCTACATTCATCCTGGAGAGGGCAGCTGTCACCTGTCCGCTGATCTCTTCCTGCTGTTTTGGGGCTCCCCAGACGATTATATTGTAGTGGAACATGACTGTCGTGAGGTTCTCCTTGTGCACGGCATTCAGATATGTCTCCAGCTCCTCGGCATTGATCCTGTTCTCCGCATCTCGCTTCGACATGCTCAGCATTCTTCGCCTTCTGGAGTCCATCTCTGCAAGAGTCTCATCCTTGGGCAGGGTGAGTATGTATGAGTTGACGATGTGCTCGCAGTCTAGCATTGTGCCGACCATACCTCCGAGCGAAGTGTGCAGATCTGAGAAAGGAGTGCTGTACCTCTCCGACTTGACGACTCTGCTGAGGTATCCGGGCAGGTACTTTGCCTCGCTGTAGGAGTAAGTCCATACCCTGTCCTTATCCATGATCACTTCGCCAGGAGTCAGTTCCACGTCGCACTCAAGACGGTTCTCACGACCGAGATACCGGTACTCGGCGACATTTTCAAGCAGATCCTGTTCAGAAAGTGCGCGTGCCGAGATAAGCCCCGAAGCGGTAAGGCTGCTGATGAAACTGCTCCCGATGCTTTTCATACCGATTGCCCGGGACTTTATGATTGCCCCGGAAATGGAATATGCAAAGAAGAGCCCGTTTGAGCTGTGAGGTCTGAGTACGGATTGACGGGAAGTGAGAGTCAGGTAGATGTACTGCTTGTGCTCCAGATATGTCTTACCAGTATAATGCTTCTCGTAGCTTCTGCCCAGAAATGAGTCTCTGTCCTCTCCACGATATGTCCTTCGGTAGAAGACATCCTGCCTATGTACTAGATGCCACGGCGGAAGAAATCGGATCGCTTTAGAAAGCGATTCTGACAGTTCCTTTATCCTTGAGGCATCGTTCGCAAAGACGCAGGGGAGGGTGACCTCCCAGCCGATGGTGATGTCGCCGGTCTTGGAGATGATGAATCCTTCAGATATGTACTGAATAGGGACACTCTTCCAGAAGTCCCTTGCCTTAATCGTCATTTCCATGGTATCGTTCTTTTAAATTGTCTTTCGAATCCTGTCGGGCGCACCTTTAGGAATCTCGGAATCTTCATCCTGTCGAGCAGTCTGTTGAACTGCCGCATTGAGTATCGTCCCTGTATGTTTTTGATCAGTACATAGGCGACAAACAAGGTTACAGCGCCGAAGATCATTCCTATGAACCTTCCGACAGCATGTATGATCAGAAGGGACAAAAGGATACCTGCTCCAGCGAGTATAGCATAGAGCATGAGATATCTTCCTCTTATCCCGAAGAATGAAGAGTCTGCATCCAAGGACTGCCAGACCTTTATCTGTTCATCAGCCTGCATGTCTCTCCATATTACATGAACAACAATCGGCAGGATTCGATGACGATGAACGCCATGAAGAGTCCGGTTCCGCTTCTCATGAATGCATCCGATGACTGTGCATCGCCTCTCATGTGCTTGACGATAGTCGGAAGGACCATGATGATACCTGTCATTCCGACAGATATGCTAATGATGTCAGTCAAATTACCTGAAGCATCCTTCAGAAGTGACTTTATCTGAAGGGTGAAAGTGTTGATGTCCTGGGTCTGTGCCATGACTCTATCTGTCAGCAGGACTGACTTAACCAGCATGACAACCAGGATCAGTTTGAGTTTGTTTGAAAATTTCATCTCTTGAATCTGTTTGTGAACCATTGCCACGCACTTCATCAAGTGAACGATCCGTCAGGGATCAGCAGACACATCAGTATTCCAGTTCCAGTTCGTTCATTGTTTCCTTGCTGAGTACATATCCCATATCGATTAGTTCCTGTGCGATCTTCTGCCTCCTTTCCAGAGGTATGCTCGCATCAGCCAGAATAGACAGATCGTCCTCCTCCAAATCTATCATTCCGCATTCCTGCTCTGACATTTCACAGTTCTGTGAGTAATCGATATCCGCGTCTTCCGGATCCTGAGCGGTAGGGCTGCATTTCCTGACTTTCACGATAGGTTCGTCATCATTGCTTGCCCGCTGGATACCTTTTCTGCTTTTGCCGTTAGAATAGTACATGTATGCTATGTATAACATGCACAGACCTCCGACTGCAAATACGATCTTCTTTGTGATCGCTAGAATTTCACTGAGTTCCATAACTATAAAATTTACCTTGCTAACGGTTGCAAATATATAAATAAAATCAGAAACATTTTACAAAGAAATTAGAAATAATTTACAAAATAAATTCAAAGACATAGTCTTTGCGTCCTTCGATGTTTATTCCCGGTGCAAAGTTAGAGTGCTGGGTCGGATGTCGTGAAACGGTTCCCATTAGAAAATGGGACACTCATTCGAGCATCAATTTTCTATTCCCGTTTCCCTTTCTCCGCCGCCCTCTACTGACAGCACCGTACTAAACATTCTTCGTTTGAACGCAAATCGACGAAATCTTAAAACTATACTGATATGGCACAGCATTACTATTTCTTCAAGACTATGAAGATCGAGGGACGACCAAGACTCAGACCCCTCCAGGGACAGAAGGATTCTGCAGGTGTACCTGTGGATGAGAACCTTAATGTACAGGCAGACTCTCTGATGAGACAGAGTTATCCGCTTGGAACCATATTCGGAAGTGATTCACTTGAACTGCGCAGTCACAGCAGCACTCCTTACTATTCGGCTGGAAGGATATACCCGGTCGGACTTAACAACGGAGCGTATCTCTCGACTGACCATATGCCAGGAAAGGATATGACAAAGGCCTACAATGACCTGATCAGTGCAGGTGCACCTAAACAGGAGGAACAGCCGTCTCTCTTCACCCCAAACGGTCAGGCTGCAGTGGCTGGCAGTCTTCTCTCACAACTTAAGAACGATAAGAGATATTCGGTACCTACCATTGATACTGATGGGTTCCATATAGATGAGAAGGACTGGTTTCTTCTTGTGAGAAACATCATGTCCAAGGTCAATACCATGATGATCGGTCCGTCAGGATCCGGCAAGACCGAACTCGTGATGCTGGCATGCAAGAAACTTGGACTAGAGTGCTCTGTGTATGATATGGGCTCCATGTACGATCCGGTAGCCGGTCTGCTCGGAGTACATAGACTTCAGAAAGGTGGAGAATCTGTGTTCGACTACGCGAAGTTCACGCAGGATATCCAGAAGCCAGGTGTCGTTCTGCTTGACGAACTTTCCAGAGCTCCTGTGACAACCAATAACATCCTGTTTCCATGCCTTGACTCAAGAAGGATGCTTCCTGTGGAGATGGCTGGTGGTGACGAGATGAGAGCAATCAAGGTACATCCGGAGTGCGTATTCATAGCTACAGCCAATGTCGGAGCAGAATACACAGGCACGATGTCCATGGACAGGGCACTTGTCGGACGATTCTTTCCGCTGGAGCTTGACTATATGCCGTCCGATTGTGAAGCTCTGGTACTTCAGAAACGGTCAGGTATCCAGAAGGCAGATGCTGAGAACATAGTTTCAGTATCACAGACTGTGAGGTCATTGTACCTTAAGCAGGAGATCTCATGCACGATATCCACACGAGAGACACTGGCGGCTGCAAGGCTGGTTTCTGATGGATGGACTCCTCTGGAAGCAATGGAACTGACATTCCTTCCGCTCTTTGAGGGTAGCAGGACAGAAGGGGAGAGAGCGATGGTCAGCAAGATATTCATGACCAGATAGATGTTTTATGAGATTTTTGCACAAGAATCATACTTATTGATTAAATTTGTAACTCATCCTCGAATCAGAGGAGCCTTGCTAACAAAACAAAGCCTTGAAACGGATGTTCTTTCCGATTCAAGGCTTTACTCATTTCCATGCTGACACCTCATTCAAGTGCATATCGAGATCACGGATCTCTTGAGTATGCTCGAAGTACAACTCCAGCATATGTCTTGGCTTCTCCTCCTGAAGAATATCCTCACGTCTGTATTTCTTCGCGAGTCGTATTCCTTCTTTGCAAAGTCTTACAAATTCATGCCTGAGTTCTCCACAGAAGTATGAGTAACTGCCAAGGTCGGTATCGTAGTATGCCCAGTTCAAGTCATCTTCCATGATACAGTACTTAGCGGCGAAGAACAGATACCTGATTCCGTCTCCCGGATGGCCGGTGAGGATCTCGAACCTCGACATGTTCTCGTATGCCTTGATTGCTCTTCTTGCCAGATCAAGACTGATAGGACCATTAAACTTGTACTCCTCCCTATGAATAATGGCCAGGTCAGTGATGAGGTCTGCCTGCACTTCACACTCAAGGGAAGGAATCATGTAAAGCCTTGCATTCTCGTTGTCGGTGATGTTCTGGGTCCATGCGACCAGTTGATACTTTCTTTCCATCATAACATAAATGATTAAAGGTTTGACAATGACCATTTCCGATGCGGCTGCCGATATGTCAAAGAACGACTGACCCTCAATTGTCAGACTGGACGGGATACAATGCCCCCGTAATGGCCTTTGACAGCCGTCGGATATGTTTGATGGATTGTTTCGCCGGGAACTTTCGGCTTATTTTTGATGATGCAAATATATGAGATTTATCGAAATCTTCAATAAATGAATTTGATTTCTTAAAATACTCATTGCATAATGAGTAAAATTTCTCAACTTTACTAGGACATATTAATCTCTATAGACATGAACTTTGACATTGACGATTCTATACAAAACCGCGATATAGCTTTTGAACAAAGCGAAGCTATGTTTCTGTATAAGGACTATCTCAGTGGTTATAAACGTGAAATCCATAAAATGAAAAATCATCCTGAGTTTAAACGGGATGACACATATCATTCCATCAAGTCCAAGCATCATATCATGTACAAGTACATGGTAAATGCTGAGGGTGATACTGAGATTTATAGTGCTGATGGTAATAGGGCCTATGAATTTCTTATTGAACTTGATAGAGATGAAGCCAGCTATGGAATCTATTATGGTTGTAGAGGACTTGTTAAAGGTGGCGACCAAAAGGAGCAGAACCGTATTTTCTCCAAGGAGTGGGATGAGATTAAGTACGAGATAACAGAGGTGTTAAACAACACCTTCCATGATAAGGATTTCAGCAAGAGGTTCCGCATGACAGATAATGCTAATAATAAGACATTTTGGCCATTCTGGATCATGCTGTATGACGATGAAGATGTCGTAGATGTTGCCGCTTTAGCTGTAAAACTGATATTCAATGTTTATAAAAGATATCTTGATGGCATTAGATGTACCGTTGAACCTCCCAAACCCAAGGATGTAAAAACAAAAACCAACTATACAAAGCAAGATTTCAATGAAGCTCTAAAGTCTTTTAAGAACAAAGACTTGTTTATGCAGTTCATAGACAATGCAATCGCTTGTGGCTATATTGCGAAAGATACAAGATATGATGTTTGCTATAAATTCGTTGACATAGACGATGGAACAGCGGCTTTTATCCTGAGGGAGTTAAGCTTTGCAATTGGTGAGATTAAACGACAATCACAAGATGGTGGACCAAGGGAAATCACTCAAGATTCGAAGATTCCATGGACTAAGTATGAAAAGATATTTATGACGTCTAATTCTCGAACTATCAAGAATTTAAGACAAAGTAAAAATCAAGCAAACGCAGATGTTGAAGATAATGCTATTGCAATTTTTAAAGAAATTATGAATTATACCACTAACTCATAACTTCTTAGACTTGGCGTGCCCGCCTGTATGTTTACATATGCGATGGACATCATAATCTACCAGTATCAAACGAGCTGGATTGCCGTCGTCATGATGCCATGTGTATCCGTATTCATCGAATTTGTCCCCGTACTTACATTTCATATATTCTTGGGCATCCCTAATATCTTTATCACGGTCACCAGAAAACTTGCCTCCCTCGGGATAATATGAGATGGGCTTGCTGTCAGGTCCTAACTTACAAGCATTTGCGGAAATGAAGTCAGGAGATCCATCGGTACGATAGCGAACTCCATCCGGGTACTTTTCGTCTAACTTTATCAATGCAGATTTGTCATAATAGTCGTAGTTGCCATTTTTGTCTAAGTTAGACTTCAATTTACGGTTCAGTTCTGGTTCAAAATAAAAATTTTTACCAGCGTACTCAGCATTGACAGGATTGCGGCCGTTGACTTTTACTAGTTTTGACTTATCTACAGGTCGGCGTGCTATCTTCCATCGTGCTATGTTCCGTTCCGGATCGCTTTTAATCAAGTTAGCTAAATCAGGGTTATGCGTCATCTCAGCAATGAGCTTTTTCTGCATCTTTTCGTCTAGCCCCATTTTCATAGCAAACATCTGCACTAACTTATCATTTGAAATATCCATGAACTGTTTGCGCACCACTTTGCCTGTATGTAAAGACCAACAATTTCGGACTTTCTTATTTACGTAAATAACAGAACCGAATAGTAATATCTACCTTGCGCTCGGTTACCATAGTGGTGCCGTAATGTTAATTTTAATAATAATTTACACGACCATGAAAAAGTCATTTCTAAAATCATCTCGCAAGGGTCCGGTTGTCTTTACGGATCCATGTCCTGAATCACCAGTATCTAAGGTGGTTGATATCCTTCAGGCGGTAGCAGTTGTTGCTGCAGTTATTGTATCAGTAGTTAAACGATGAAATTCATATGGGACAGTACACTAAATCCTTCTTTGAAGGGGTGGTGAAGTCCTATGACGGAAGAATCTACATGGTTTCCCTACCTGATGGGCAGACAGCAATTCTTAAGTATTCCACAGTCCATAAAATGTGTCAGTTTCCAGAGTCGATGCTTCAAGATGATCATCTGATTGAAGGAACAACCATCAAGCTCTGCAGAATAGTCAAGGGTGACAAAGTCTCAATCCTTCCTGACCATAGGTTTTACTATTCCGGTTCCAAAGAAGAGCCAGACGAAAAGTCGAGCGATAAGTCATCAACAAATGAATTCATGTCGCTGCTTGTTAAAGCTAGTACCCGTAAGGAACTGACTGATGCTGTAAAGGAGGCAATGAAACTCTTCTCGCTTGGATTTGCTTCAGCTGCCATAATACTATTAACCACATTATTGAATGTCACTACTAAAAACAAATAAAATGAATACCGCTAAAGTTCTCAATAATATTTATAACCTTGCCGTAACTGGCAATGGATCCTTTGGAGACTCTATCCAGGAACTTGCTGATGAATATGTAGAAAGATATGGACGTACAGAGAAGGCCATTGATAAAATGGTTTCAAATCAGAGACTCAAATGTACGGCTACAGGTTTTGTTACCGGACTGGGAGGACTCGTAACTCTGCCGATCACTATTCCTGCAGACCTCGCATCTTCACTCTACATTGAAATCCGTATGATTGCTGCAGTCGCTGCTATTCGTGGTTACGACATAAACAGTGATGAAGTCAAGACCCTGGTATATCTCTGTATAGTAGGCAACTCTGTCGGAGATGTACTCAAGCAGGCCGGGCTCAAGTCATTGACAAACTACAGCGCCAAGGTTCTTATTCCGAAGATATCAAATGCAATTGCTGCAAAGGTCGCTGAAAATGTAGGCAATAAACTCCTTCTGAAGACTTCAACCAAAGTACTGCCAAAACTAGGAAAGTTGGTTCCTGTCATCGGCGGCGTGGTGAGTGGCGCTTATAACTATGCAGAGGTATCTGCTTATGCTAAGGTAGCTAAAGATCGATTCAACTAAATGACACACTTATGAAACTAAGAGTATCAGAAATGGGCGAGGGGATTCCACATGACCTCAAGCCGATGATAGAAGACGCAGCCAGGTTCGTCGCAGATCTTGGCATCAAGTCCGGACAGATGATTTCGGACTGGATTGATGAAATAGTGGATGCAATCTTTTAAAAAGTAACTGTCATGAAAGAAATCTTAAAAATCGTAGGCAAGGCAGGTATCGGGATATTTGCTTTTGCAATGGGCGGAAAATTACTTGAAATAGCAGCAAGAGAGAGTAAAAACCTCTTTTCAACTAAGTAGAACATAGAAAGAAATGAGTTATGGCAAATTATGATGATGATTACGAACCAGATGAGGGACGAGGCGAGTATGATCGTTATGAGGACATTTATATGATGTACCCAAATGGAATGGATGACGACGAATAGATAAGTGCTTATAGTGATATGCTTTGATTACTGTGTTTTCTCAGCGAAGCTATAGCATCTGCCGATTCCATCAAGAACCGTTGACACATATTCCTCAGGAATCTCCACACACTCTGTGGTAGTATTCCTGAGGATTTTCTTGCTGTAATGTGCTTGTATGCTATGACGCTGCTTCAAAAATCAGCAGTAATCATTAAAGCATACTATTATGAATGAAATTCATCAGAACTTGACTACTGAACAGAAAGTTCAGATACTTACTCAAGACTTTCTGGAGAGAGACAGCGAAACCTTCGTGCAGATAAGGAAAGACGGCAGACTCGGTTGGGAGAACACACTGGAATCTGACAGTGCCTATTCGGACTATGTGCTTCATCCGGAATCCGAAGAGGATCTGATCAAGAATGCCTACAGACTTGCCGGAGACATGATAACCGTAATGGATGCTCCATTCAAGGTAAAGGTGAGGATAACATCGGCTTCATCATGTACCGATTCGCAGACTGTCTGGGTCGCCACAAAGGTATTTGACGACAAGGATCTGTCGATTGGAAGGAAACTGGACACATTCCTCGGTCTGACAATACATGAAGGATGTCATCTTCTCTATACGGACTTCAACGCACTTCATCTGCTCACTTCACAGGTTGTAGCAAATCTTCAAAACATCATTGAGGATGAAAGAATCGAGAGGGAATGCGGACAGCGCAAGCCGGGACTTGCCAACTTCCTGAAGGCCTCGAAGTACTATTATTTCGATAAGTATCGTCAGGATATTAAGACTCAGGGCGGTTACGACACACTTGATACTTTCGCCCGTCTGTTCAACTGCATATTGTCTTATGTGAGGTATCCAAAGTCGATGGAACTTTCCGATATTGAAGAATTTGCTGACCCGCTTCTTAAGGTACGGGATATACTCTTGGCATTTCCAACATGCACCAGAGAGTCGGTTGAATCAGCTGAGAAAATATACGAGGTCATCAAGGAATACATGACACAACAGGAGCCTGATTACAAGCAGTCGGGTTCTGGAAAAGGAGATGATGGAGGTGCTGAATCATCAGACAGCTGCGAAGAAAGTTCCCACCAATCCACTTCACCCAAGCCTAGAAAACGCTCTGCCAAGCAGAAGGCAAAAGCCACACAGGAGAAGATTGACAGGGGAATGAAAAAACTGTCTGAAGCCTTGAAGAACATAACCAAGTATCGCCAGACAAGGTCTCTTGATGAGTCGGATCAGTCCGAGACAGTCAAGAAGGATAACCAGCTTGTCGGTCAGATCTGCGAAGGACGGATTGATAGAGGTACTCAGGCTAATACCTATATCCGTAAGGGCAAGGAAGTGAAGAATGCTTACATGGAATCCCTTGACAGGGTAAGACGATATATTCCGGCCATATCTAGAGCCTTGAAGTGTTCCTCTATGGAGTATAAGCTCATACACCGAGGCATGAGGAGCGGAGTCCTGGATACAGGCAAGCTGGCAGAAGCATTTCAGGGCGTTCCTACCGTGTATATGCGTGAAGGTGAAGTCCGGACGGAGAAGATTGCTGTCAGCATACTTATCGATGAATCTGGCTCGATGTGGAACTCAGGAGATATCCCCGCAAGAGATACGGCTGTACTCCTGAATGAGGCTCTCTCGACGGTTCCTAATGTCGAACTCTTCATCTATGGACATACTGCTTGTGGAGAGAATACGGAACTGTACCTCTACAGGGATTCAAGATACAAGGCAAAGTATGTCTTGGGTTCTACCGATGCACGTGCTGGTAACAATGACTCCATCGCGATAAGGGAAGTTGCTGCGAACGTGCGTAAGCAGACCAAGGAGAAATGTCTGTTCTTCATAATATCTGACGGTGCTCCAAATGAGAGTCCCGCTCGCGTGAAGAAAGCGGTTGAAGATGTGGAGAAACAAGGCTTCTATGTTGTTGCGATAAGCATCGATCCTCATTATGATCCTTCACTGATGTACAGGAGGAACGTCAATCTTTCAGACATGTCAAGGCTCGCTATCGATCTTGGCAAGCTGGTAAAGAAAGCAATCATAGATAACACAACCAAAACAGTACAATAATATGCAGACGCAGGCAATCAAAACGGATAATGAACTCCAGCAGATTGGGGGATTCCTCAGTAGAGAGTTCAAGGATGACAATACTCAGGCTGATGCCATACTGGACATCCTGGCGGAACTAAAGGCAATGATGCAGGAGGATATCGTACATTTCATCTTCAATAAGACTGATGGCACGATACGCCATGCATACGGAACCAGGGCTATTGATGTCATTCGAAGGTATGACACCGGCTCGGTAACTCAGAAGAGCAAGCCTCACAGGGCGTTCAGCGGGACATTCCCGTATTTTGACATAGAAAAGAAGGAATGGCGTTGTTTCAGAGTAGACAGGATAGTGGAAATCGATAATAACTACACAATTTAATTGATATTGCTATGACAAGGAGTGATGAACTTATGCTTGCTGCGATCAGGATGAAGTCTCAGCTGAGCATCAACGGCAGGGAAGTGACTGTCAATGGAGATAATGTTACAATCTGGCTCTACGGAGTGCCTACTGTGGTAGTGAGATTCGGAAAGGGTGATATACGCATCAACGGAATGATCAAGGTCTCACGCAAGAGTGCAAAGGTGCTTAACGCCATACTCAAGACCTACACTGACTGTTCTGTGAAGGGAATGGGGAAGTGCTGGGTGCTGGAGCGGAATGATGGTGAAATCGTTCCGCTTGGTGAGAACCTGGCAACTATACCGATGACAAAATCGGAAATAACAAAGAATGAAATAGAAGACTATATCGAATACTGAAAGCCATGCCAAACTGGTGCATAACCCGATATAAGTGCTGCTCGCAAGGCGATGAAGCACAGCAACTGTATGACATAATGAAAGGACTTCAGGATGCCGAGGTGTCGCGATTGCCTAATGGCTTCGGAACGAACTGGCTTGGGAATCTAGTTGATGCGCTTGGCGCTGACCCGAAGGAGGTAGGATGCAGAGGATCTTGGAATGACCTGCAATTATATGAAGACTGCTTGAGTTTCTACACAGAGACCGCTTGGTACAGGTGTACGGAAGTAGAAGATATCATAAGGGAGACATTCCCGGACCTGAATCTCTATTTCATGTGTGAGGAACCTGGCATGGCCATCTATGAGACCAATGACTCCTCCGGTCAGTATTTCCCTGAAGAATATATCATTGAGGTTGAAGGCGAAGAAGACTATTACACAGCTGCTTCAGCCATAGATATGTTCTCGGACTTCTTTGATGACAACTTCGAGTCAATGAAGGATGTGATGGCCTCAGTGAACAAATATAATGAGAACGCCGAAGCTGAAGACTCCGACGATCAAATCTATGTCCATGAGATATCAGTGATTGACTAGAAATTATCCTTGATGTACTGCTTGACGTATGCCTCAAGTTCCGGTGCATCGAGGATTTCAATACAGTTGGCAAGTCCGACATAGAAACGGCACACGCCTTCCATCTGATAGACATCCGTATTAAGCAGCCATCTGTCAGAATCATCTGTGGCAATGATGATGCTCTCGGCCTCCGGATATTCCTCGACAAGGACGTTCTTGGCAAGCAGATTGAGCTGTAGGCTGACCTTGATAGGTCTGTCTCCTGTCATCCTGAAGATATCCATCTTTGCAGCCTTATGCTTGGAAGTGCAGGTCCATTCCTCATCAAGGATCTCCACGTTTGACATCCTGTCCACCTTGAATATCCTGTTGTCGTTCTTGTCCAGGTCGTAGCACCAAACGGTCGTATGCCCGGAAGCAAATGCATACGGCTCCACATGACGGTCACGTATCTCACCGCTGTTGGATGAGCTGTACCCGTGGATGATTACCTTCCTACGGGAATTGATAGCCTCCATCAGCGCACTCACAAGATAGGCGTTTTCCCTGTTTGAGACGATGCGGTTCGCCATGATATTCCTCGCGGCTTCATCGGAAAGGACAACAGATTCACTGTTGATTCTGATATATGCAGTGTCTTCCAGCTTGACGATTTTGAACGGATACGGCTGCACGGTGATTGCCATGACCTTACCCTCGTACATCGGCTGTATCTTGATGTGTGTCAGCATGTCGAGAGGGAAGTGCTTCTTCGCTTCATCAGTGATGTATCTCACGAAACCGTCAAGCCCCTTGTAGTTTCCGCACTGTATCTTCTCCATCTGCTGGATGTCTGCATCAATGCCGCTGACATATCCGATATCGTTCACTCCGATGTACAGTGTACCTCCTGTCTTGGAGTTCAGGAAAGCACAAACTCCCTTGAAGATGGTCATCTTCTGGTTCTGCTCCTTAGCATTGGCAGGAGCGAACATGAACGAGGTCTTGAACTCGTTCTGGTCGTTTTCGATACCGAGGTACATGCCGTTCTCTTCTTCGAGATCGGTGTCTCCCTCTATATCAATGGCCAGCATCTTGATGATCTCCCTCTTCATCACGTTCTGCATCGACTTGCTGATGACATTGCTGATCTGATTGCATGAAAGCGTAAGAGTCGCCAATTTCTTAAGGAACGGATCTCTGGCACTCAAGATATATCCACCTAGGAAATCATTGAATGTCATGTCGTCGTATGCTTTAAGAATCCTGACAATCTCCATTCTTCTGCGGACAGCCTCGATATCCTCAAAGTCTTTGCTTGGTACCGGATCCTTGATCTTCGAGATCTCTCCCTTGGCAAAGAACACCAGTCCCTCAAGGTAGTTCGATATGAAATCTATATAACTGTAATCAGCGCTATTCGGATTCAGTTCACTGAGAATCTTGGCGACACACAGGATGCGGTAACGCTCTGATGGCTGAGGAAGAGTCTTCTGGTATGATACCAGCATGCGGCACAGTTCCTTCAGCATGCCAGGATGAAGGCTTTCTTCGTTCTGGACAGATTCCTCAGGATTATACTGACCGTAAACGAATGAGGCTATACAGTTGTGTCGCGATTCTTCCTCGTCGAATCCCTCATCGGTAACGAGATTCCTGATGTTCACGAATATGACTCCATAATACTCTGGGTCATCTGCGAAATGATCGATCTTGACATTGACGAAATCACCTTCCTTGTAATCACCGATCAGAGGACTTTGTGCAGGATAGCCATCCTCTGTCCAGAAATATGCTCTCTTCTTTCCATGCTTGTTGGTCTTTACCTCGCGCAGATAGGCAAGTACAGGCACTTGTGGATTGGCTCTCTCTTCCACAATGTACTGCATGAACGATTCCTTGATGGAGAATTGCGGCTTTACTCCGTCTATTAACTTCACTTCGATTATATCACCAACCTTGAGATTCTTCAGGAAATCATTCTTATCGTAATACAGGAAGCTACCCTTGAAGACAATAGGTCCTTCGATTTGCTCGTATTCCTTGCTGATGCTGCGCACGAAAATCTCGCCGTTGCTCTTGCTTACCACATAGACCCTGAGTATGTCTCCTGTACTGTATGTCTTTTTTGTCTTGATCCTGCGGGAAACATTTCTCTGAGACCTGATAAAACCATCGGTGAACTCCTCAAGTTTCTCAAGGTTGTCAAGATGAGACTTCTTGACCTTCTCTCCCTTCTCAGAAAGCACCTGAATCTTGCCGCCCAGAACATCTATGGAAGTGACTACCTGCTTAAGACCAACCTGCTCAGACTGCATAGCGGCTATGCTGAGTACTCCATCCTTCACAATGGCTGTTCCCTTATTCTCATACGAACCGAGCGCGGAGGTTTCTGCACTGCTCATTTTGGCATTGCATAGCCTGTGGGCGAATACCTGAGGCTGGAAGTTGATGATCGCATCCCATGAGAACGGAAGTCTCTTTGAAAATCTGCCAACGATGCAGTCCAGCGCCATTTCAGTAAGTTTCTGCTCGTTGTTCGGAACCAGCCCCTGAAGAAGACTGAGCATGCCCACAAATGCTCTGTCCCACAATGATGCGTTGGCACCTTTGGACAGGAGGTACAGAGCAAGCATCCTGATATGAACGATTCTCTTGCCTTCATCTTCGTATCCGGTAAAGATGTGTCTTGCCTGAAGTTCATCCAGAATAATCGAGACCCTCTTTTCAAGAAGATCTGCGGTTTTTGTGAAGAAGGAGTCCTGCATGTGAGGATTGACACATCCGGTGTGCAGGTACTTGACGACGTTCTCAAAGTTCTCGTCTATGTATTCTGTCTTTATGTCAAGCCATAGTGGCATCATCGTGCTCTGCTCTGCCATAGTCAGTCTTAATTTATATCTCCAAATATACGAAATATAGTTAAGTAAACAGCAACGAAACAGACAAATGATAGATAAGTGGATCTCCTGACGGGACACTTGCCTGATGCATCGCGAAGGTATGGCAGGCAGGGCACTACCAAATGACCGTGAAACTTGCAAGCTTCACATATCTTCACGAAAATGGACACTCTGGTGGAGCATCAATTTTCTCTCGATTCCTTTCTCCGTACCCTTGTCCTGTTCCTTCTTTCTGCTCAGCATCACGCCGATGTCCCTCAGAGGACAGGCAACAGGTGTGAACTGAAGTTCAACAATATAAATCCGTTAATCATGGAGAATCAGACAAAGACTGTCCAGAATTCGAATCTGGATATCTACGAGAAGGTAAGGAGCGTACCGGAGAACGCTACCAGTAAGATCCAGGGAGGAAGACTCCAGGGTAAGTCAGACATCAATCCGATGTGGCGAATCAAGTCTTTGACAGAACTGTTCGGACCGGTCGGCTTCGGATGGTACACAGAGGTCATCAAGACATGGACAGAAGTCGATGAGGAGTCCGATGTGGCAGTATTCGTCGATATAAATCTCTTCGTCAAGAAGGACGGTGAGTGGAGCAGGCCTATCTACGGTACAGGCGGTAACAAGTTGGTCACTCATGAGAAGAAATGGGTCGACGGAAAGCCGGTTCTCACTCCGTATCTGGATGATGACGCATACAAGAAAGCCTACACTGATGCGATAAGCGTGGCAGCAAAGGCTCTCGGAATTGGAGCAGATGTCTATTGGGATGCGGACAAGAGCAAGTACAATGAGACTCAGGAGCCTCAGGCGGCTCATTCAGCTCCAGTAAGGCCGACACTCTCACCGAAGAGTCCATCTTGGAAGCAGGCGGTGGCGTTCACAGCAAGTCAGAACGATACCGAAGAGAACATCCGTCAGAGGATACAGGCGAAGTACTCGATTACAGAATCAGACCTCGACCTTCTCCTTGTTCAGTCAGGAAAGAAATCTTAAACATATAAGTTATGAGTTATACGATAGTACGCCCAGCCAGCCATGAGGACTGGCTGGAAGAGAGAAAGAAGGGAATCGGCTCGTCAGAAGCCGGAACCATCATGGGGGTGAACCATTTTGACACGCCATACAAGCTATGGAGACGCAAGACCGGAGTGGATCAGCCGATAGAGCATAATGAGGCAATGGAACTGGGACATCATCTGGAGCCTGCAGTAGCAAGCCTCTTCGCTGCCCGTACAGGAGCTTTCATCAGGAAGGATTCCGAAGGTGACTGGCTGGCCGTCGATACCCAGAGGGAATACCTGAGGGTGTCACCGGACAGGATCTACTACAGGCAGGGTGACAGGCACACGAAGAAGAACCAGAGGATACTGGAGTGCAAGACCACCTCTATAGAGATAGACCCGAACAACATTCCTGTCTATTGGTATTGCCAGATACAGTACCAGATGGGAGTCATGGGCATCAAGGGAGGAGCGGTCGGATGGATATCGTCCTATCCGAGACTTCACTTCGACTATGTGGAAGTAGAGTTCAACGAGATGTTCTATAATTCCCTGCTGGAGGTCCTGGAGCCGTTCTGGTTTGTCAATGTCCTGGGCGGAGTCGCTCCTGATGACATCAATTCGGAAGATACCCTGATAAGACATCCTTCGACAAATGAAGGTACGACCATCGAGGCGCATCCTGAACTGATTGAGGTCTATAATGCCCTGAAGGAGATCAACTCATCCATCAAGGCTATGGAGCAGACAAAGACATCACTCGAGGACGATATCAAGATCGCAATGGGAGATGCAGAGACGCTCGTATCTCCAACAGGAACGGTGATGGCTGTATGGAAGAACACCAAGGCCACCCAGAAGTTCAATGCGAAGGCATTCATGGAAGCTGATCCGACCGGATATGCAAAGTATCTTGAGACGACTACTCCGTCACGTCGATTCACGGTAAAGTAACAACAGCAATATCAGTAACATCAAACATATAGTAATCATGAAAAGTAACATGAAAAGTAATTCATTCATAGGTCAGATCGACCTTCTCGCACTCGTTGATGCACAGTTCCTTCAGGTAAACGGAGAAGACTGCATCGTGATTCCTGTCAAGTCAAATCCGTCGGTGTTCATGACGCAGACCCGCAGCGGAGCTCCGAAAGGACTTCTGGATATCTTCATCAGGGAGACATCCAACAACCAGTACGGCAATACACACTTCGTGAAGGCGAATGTGGGCAAGACCAACCGTGAACGCTACGGTATCAGCAAGGATGAACTCGGCAGATACAGCCCGATAATCGGCAACATTAAGCCATACGAGGGTTCTCAGCAGAGTAAGGCAGTCACTCAGGATGACGATGACCTGCCGCCTGACAACACCTTCAAGGGATTCTAGTGAAGAGGGGCACTTGCCCCTCTCTCATTTACAGTTATGACAAGATTTATATATCTGTAAAAATACAGATCAATATGTGTACCGATAGTTACAATGAAGTATTCGCATGGCTCCGAGGCGGAGTGTGCGATCCGGACCCGCAGATGCAGGAAAGATTCCTGGAGATGGTCGCTGACAGAGTTATGGTCAAGATGGGAGTCAAGATGAGCGAAGAGGAGATACTTCGCAGGCAGGAGGCCTCCAGAAGAAGGGCAAGACGTGCCAGGATGGGGGAGAGCCCTTTAAGCCTGAAGAGTCTGATGAAGAGAGTTCAGGAAGAGGAATCCAATGAGGTCGTAATGCAGCAGTCTCAGGAGGATTCACTGCCATGGGAAAGCAAAGCGGAAGTCAAGACAGAGACTGAGGCCCTGGATAGCGTAGTAGTGGCAAAGGCACTTCAATGGATGGCAACTCTTCATGACCTGACATTGAACATGTCACAGTTGCAGACCATCCTGTACAATGCCTACGGAGTATGGCTGGCCAGAAACGGCGAGAGACTCCTCGCAGAGCATCCTCAGGTATGGAAGTTCGGACCGGTCTTCCCAAGAGCTTATAAGCATCTTAAGAAGAATGTCGGTACAGGAGAAGTGGAGTATGATATGTTAAGGAATGACCATCCTGCAAAGTATGCATTCATATCCAAGTGCTTCTTCAGATTCGCATGGACTTCGGCAGGTGTCCTCACTGCACCTCATGTCGCGGAGGGGTCGCCGTGGAAGAGAGTCTCTGATGCGAACAACGGCAAACTGGGTGTGCATATTGACGACAACATGATAGCAGAGTGGTTCCGGCCACAAGTATGAACCTAAATATTAATCAACATGGAAATCAAAGTAGGAGACAGAATCAGGATCTACCACCTCAAGGGTGAAGACAGAACGTACGACGGAGCCGAAGGAGTCGTTGAATACATCGACGGCATCGGACAGCTCCACGGCACCTGGGGAGGCCTGGCGGTCATACCCGATGAGGATGACTTTCAGCTCCTCTGACGATGGCGCAGCACTCTCAAGGCGGGATTCTACATATTCCGGGATTCCGCCTTGTTCACTGTCAATGAACCGGCGCGACACATGTCGGTCTGACGTGTTGCGCTTTCTGTCCGGATTCTGACCTGTTCTTTCTCAGGTATGGACAGATGTCTGAACCCCTGAGATGACAACCCTCAGGTAGATTCATTGTCGCTTCCGTTCTTAATCAGGCAGACGCTCGATGTTCTCTAAGGTCAGATCATCAGACAGCCAGAACCGATGCAGTCGGATTCGTGATTGACAGGTCGGTTTCCCTTATTTCCGGACGCAAAGGTACTTTCCTTCTGACTTCATGTTAAAGGACTCTTCGTCACTGCCGTTCCTCGATCCGTGGGTCCCGAATGAAAATCTCCACGCCCTGGGGGTAGTATTTTCCTTGCGGTCTCCTTGAGCCTTTGTCCTCAGGTACTTATGCGGCATCCGTAAATTAAGTTGAACCAACCTAACATCAATCAAAATGAATCCTAACAACTACATCCAGATTTCCGGCAGACTTACAGCCGATGTGACCTCAAACGAGAACAAGACATTCGCTCGCTTCTCGATTGCCAAGAACTTCGAAGGAGCAACAAAAAAAGCCCTCTTCCTTAACTGCGTCATCTTCAAGAAGGAGTTCGACGACAACAAGCAGACCATCCCTTGGGACCTTCTCAAGAAGGGTCAGGAGATCCTCATCACAGGAAAGCTCGCTCCAAACAACTGGACCGACAAAGACGGTGTCGAGCACAAGGGTATTGACATCATCGTGAACAAGATACGCGATACCGCGGAAGACGAATAATCTCAACCCCGGGAGTTCTCCCGGGACCTTGCTAGCCAATCGGCAGGAGGAGCGTTGTGAAACGTAAACCTCTATCCACCAAGGCAGCCCGGACTTGTGACCCGAGCTGCCTTTCTTGATATCAGACTATACTTCTTTCAATTGATGTGATCTCTTGGTGCCATTTCTTTATGGCTTGCATCTTCAATATATCCTTTGATGTGGGTTCCTTTAGAGAAAGTATTCTGGCATATTCATATTTGAATAGTGCCATAAGATTGATCTTTTGATAACTGCAAAGTGACATGTCCCTGCGTGAAACAGAGCCTCTGGCGATATAGTTCTCCGCATAGCATGTTATGCATAACTTGATAAATGGACATTTCATGCAACAGTCCTCTTCAGTCTTCTCTAGTTTGTTAAGGTCAATCTTTGAGAGTTCTTCAGAAAGTTTCTCGCCACCGACCGATGGAAAGAACATATGACAAGGGTAGTACTTTCGGGTCTGAAAGTCATATGCCTTCAACTGTCCTATATTGCATGGGGCAAGATATGGTTTGTCATCAACGGTTCGTGATATGTCGTATGTAAAGAAGCTCCACGGCCTTATATGAGGATTTTTCAAGTAATACTTCACAAGATCTAATAACTGGTCATAGAATATCCTTTCCAGCTTACATTTAGACCAGTCGGTCATAAGGGAGAGATGAGCCAGTATGTCATTAAATCCCAAAGAATGAAGGTACTGCACATTCTCAGATATGTATGGCAAGGTCTCAGGGGTAATTGTCATGTTGATCCTGATATCCGGCCATGTTTTAAGAAAGAACGGTATATCGATCTTCTTGAATGAGTCCGGTCGGTTGATGTCGTTTGAATATTCATTGCCGTCAAGACTCAATTTAACGGTGATCTGTTCTCTGTGCTCGTATAGCCAATCCTGGATTTCTCCATGAACAAGTGTTCCGTTAGTCGTAACATGGAAATGAATGTATTCAGAATATTGATTCTCCCAAAGCGACTCACATAATTGCTTGATCTTAGGAAATACCAGAAATGGTTCTCCTCCATGGAGCTTGATCTTGGTTCCATTCTCTGTCTTTTCCCTCAGCATACCGTCTAGAATCTCCAGAGCCTCATTCACATCGAAGCCAACATTCCTTTTCTCTTTCTCATAGCAGTATGTACATTTGAGATTGCAGTTTGCATTGGTTGCCATGCAAATACTTCTGCTGTAAACATAATCACCTTCCATAAATATCTAGAAAAGTCGTAAAACAATGCAAAAAAATAGTCCACATTGACGTGGACTATAAATCGAATTTAATCAACCAAAAGGAGCCCAGCATATTCCTACTTTAGGAATATCTGATTCCTTAGTTGACGGAGTTTCATTCTCAATGAGATGACTGTCCAGCCATGAATCTATCATCTGTGGCTGGAACTCAAGATTTAAGGCATCAAGTCTTAATGCGCATTCTCCGTTGTTCATAATATTATGTGTTAGATGTGTAAGCATTACAACACCAGCAAATTTAATGAAGAATTTTCAGTAATCCAATAGTAATAACTACAGGTATTTCATGATGACCTCAAGCATCCTGGAGGCTCTGTTGCGTATGATTTCCGTAGAGTGGTCGATATATCTGTCGGCTTCTGCAAGATATTCATCTCGTGAGAGTCCCTTGTCTGAAGAACACATGCCGCGGAATATGTCATCCGGTGTTCCATCCTTCAAGTATCCCTCAAGGAACATTCCGCTGACGATCTTCATGAATCCTTCCTCATTGCGCAGTCCATCGAAGGTCTTTTTCTTCGCATTTATGGCATCTAGAATCTTGTAGTCAGGCTTGCCCTTGCCGGTAAGGCATGGCTGAAGACGGGCTAGGAACTTTGCCATGTGAGTCCTGACAGGCTTGTGTGTGCTCCTGACTGAGGCAACAACAGAGGGGAGTATCATGAAGTTGCCCAGGGTGTAGTGCAGTCTGTTGAACTCCCATACCTTCTTCTCGAAAGCATCATCCGGGTCGAACTTGACAAGCCCCTTGAAGTATTCGTCAAGAATCTGCGAACCGAAGATGTCCTGCATCGGGTTAAGCCTGCATGGGGCATATGTGCGGTCCTTGACAGACGTATATGTAAGGTCCGGCCACACATCTCTAAAGACTACCGATGTGACAGCCCTGGCGATGGCTGTCCCCTCAGGAGAGAATGCCTGCGATCCGTCACATCCGAACTTCGCGTCTTCTCTGAGCGAACTCAGGTCCACATCCATAAGTGCCTGCGGATTGCAGTCAAGCCTCTCTTGAATGAACTCGCGGATGATGTTCATCGGCTCGTTCATCGGGAAGGTCTTCTTCAGCTTCTTATCCTGCACTTCTTTCTCTTTCTTCTCGACTTGCGACTGATCGTCTGCACTTTTCTTGAAGTACTCGCAGCGTCCCCTGATATATCGTTTTCTGAATTCCGCCTTGTCAAGCTTGTCACAGCCGCATGCATCCCTGTTGATGCTGTGTCTGAATACACACGCCTCACAGACGCGGCCACACAGCCCAGTATAAGGGAAATGATCGCTTTCCTTGTATTCTATCTCCACATCATCATCTTGAGCCATCCGGTGAACCAGTTTGCTCAGATGATATGTAGGCCCGTCTTCAGGCTCCGGACACAGTTCCAGAGGCATCCTGTGAAGGTCATCATCAAGACCGATCGGATGCTCTGTCCTGAGTGTCCAGTTCTCATCCAGAGACCTGCTGTGCACCTCCATCCTCATCTTCTCGTCAAGGCTCTGTCTTGCAAGATCCACTATAGACAGGCCTTCACCCTCCGGTGTATCCATCAGGATTATTGATGATTCGCCACCTCCGAAAATCTGTCTTGCAGAATGTGGTATATGAAGGAGCAGTACCTGAGTGACTCCACCGGCACGATAGATGTCCATCACCTTGAAGTAGCTGTTGAAATGGAAGACACAAAGGTTCCATCTGCTGATATACTCGTCTCCTGTCAGATCTACATTCAGATGAAGCTGTGCTGCATGAGCAGAGGCAATGATGTATCTGACCTTTCTGTTGGGTTTGAGCAGCAGGGTAGTGGCATCGATGAAGAATCCTGCACGGACAATATCTCCTATTGGGTAAGCCTTCTCCACATCGAAATCCGCATCAGTGTCTCTGTAGAAGAATTGAAGTCCAGGGAAAGTCCAGTTGGCGTAGTCCACATAGTATTTGTTCAGATTCGGCACTACCATCTTCGGTAGATGAGATCTGTCAGAGGAGAAGACACCACCCGAAGGCTTGACGTATACCGAATTACCCTCGTACTCTGCCTGTAAAATAATATCGCCTCTATTTGCATACTCAAGTACAGGCGGTAGAATGATGACTCCGCTTACATGCGCCCATCCGTACATGTACCTCGTGTCCGTAGTGCCAGTCTTCGGTATAGTCTTGCCGATAAGCACATATCCGTTCTCTACCTTTCCTATGAAACCGAAGGCCTGATGGAACACCTCTTCTCCTTCAGGGGTAAGAAGGTCGTACTTGGATCCTGTGACCATGGCTCTGAAGTAGCCTTCGCCCCATGGCTCGACGAACCAGTATTTGTACTCCGTAAGGGGAGTGCCGGCTGCATCTACAAGAGCCCACCTGCCGTCCTTGTAATCTCCTCTTGCTCCTTTCATGGCTCGACCCTCCTTAACTTCATGTCCATCCATCCCTGATCCACGCATTCCCACTTGTCAGCCTTCATCCTGGGATCTATCTCGGTAGCCTTCGCATGCTCATAGTATGACTCCATTTCAAAGGTAAACTCTTCGCTATTGCCGTTCTTGTCGATTTTCCTGAAGAAGATCTCCCCGAATATGTTCTTATCTCTTCCCGGATCTTCAGCAGGCTCCCAACCGCAGAAGTACAACTCTTCTCCATCACGAAAAATCTCCGGACACTCGAAATGAGACACCATGTACTTCATTCTTTCAACTGCAATGTCATCAAGTCCGGAATCAAACATCATTATCTTTTCTACTAGTCTTCTATGTCCATAGATGACTCTCAGAGTATATCCGTCCAGGCAGAAGGCCGGGAGATTCGACGTGTCATACTTTCCTTCGTCAGGCTCATTGAACTGGAAATATATCATCAGTTTCCTGCTCATGTCATGATACAGGAATCCGTAGGCATAGTAGAACTGAATGCCACATTCAGGGCATGAACACAGGAAGAGATCTCCATTGAAGATTCTCTCCTTCGCCTCCGGGTCAAGATCCACATTGACGGAATCCCATATCGTGAATGGAATCTCATGTCCGCATTCAGGACACTTGACGTTGATAGTATGGTGTTTTGACATATGCAGTAAGGTTGGCTTACAAATTTAATGAATTGCATTGAAATAATGCTCTATAGATTGATGATCATATTGATCGCTATTGCTGTGAATGTTACAACAATGACAGTACCTCCGACCCAATAGGCTTTGCTTGCTTTCCGTTTCTCACACTCTTCATATCTGTTCCGCAGAGATATATACTCATCAGAATACCGTCCATGATGATGTTCGAGTTTCTTCATCTCTTCCCAAAGTCTATTGCACTCCTTGTCGTCCTTGTAAGTGACAATATTTATGAATGGAGCAGCCAATATTATGATTGCTCCAGATATGAGCCAACTGAAGAGTGAACCGAAAGCCCCTGCGATTGCCGGTCCAAACAAGAGTACAGCACCTAAAATAACTATTATCAAGAGTAATAACATGTTATAAGCTATTAGAAGTGAACCTGTACCATCTGTCGCTGATCTCTTTCCAGAAATCCCTGCCTTGAGGAGTTGCTGACCAGTCGAATACTCTTCCGAATATGAATTCATCGGGACATAACAATTCCAGCATCACTTCATTGAAGTAATGACATCTGTTGAACTCATAGAAGGCCGCCTCGAACTCCTTTCTGCATCCGTTGTCTTCAAGAAACGATATGAACTGGTTGTATGTGTACATGGCTAGTCCCAATGATAATGAGATTCCACACATTCTTCGAAATCCTCTGCTGATGGATTGAAGATATGATTGCATTCACTGCATGAGAATGTCTCAACAACAGTAGCTGTTGCCCCTGCAGGAACGATACCCTGAAATCCGACTCCGGTAAGTTGGTCGAATTCATGTCCGCATTTCGGACATCTGATTTTATATCCAGCCCCCATAATATTGATGTTTTATAGTTGTGCTGGCAAAGGTATGAACGCAGTTTGACAACTCTTGTCAAATTTGAAAATTCGGCAAAAAAACAAGCCCTGCCAGATTGTGATGTGGCAAGGCTTGTTGGGCATACCCGTTGTACAATCGTTAAAAGTGTCAAGAAACAATATTTGCTTCTATCTGTATTTCAGGAATATTCTCTCTGAGGACTTCAATAAAACTTGGTATGTCAATACATTCATTAATTGAGTCAAATAGAGAAATCCTATCCACAGAGTCAATCCCTTCAATCTGTGGTATGTGAATTACATATTCACTTTTGTTTGAAAGTGACACTTTATAATAATTCTCGAAGCATTCGATCTCAGCATTATGTTTGAGAAGAGATAATGCTCCGCCATAATCATTTATCTTCGACTGCGCGATTTTCTTGCTCAGGCAATAAAGGAATGGATTCCAGTGAAGACCATTGAATTGAGTCTTATTCATCATTACATATTGATACTTATCGGACGTGTTTCCTCTATAATATTTTGCACTTTCGCCATGCCTCATACCCCGATGGGCTATCATGTAATAACGCCATGTGAATACATGAGAGTCCTTGCATTCCTTGACGTAAGCCTCAATAAGGCCATCGAGGTCTTTGATACTGTTTACTTTGCCTAACTTGAGAAGTCCTTGTAATATTGGTGGTGTATTGCTGTTACCATTAACGAAAATATCGTTAAGCCAATTATTCTTATGCTTTCCTCCATAATGCTCTCGATCACTGATTCTATAAGAATAATCTCCAATTGTCAAGAGTGCTCTCTCAATGATATCATAGTCGGATAGAGACTGCGGTATTACCTGGATGAACTTACTCATCATGGTCAAATCATACGTTTCCCCTTCGATTTCAAGAGGCTTAAGATTTCCGTATAAAGCGCCATGATTCTCAAGGCAGAAAAGAGTTTTTCTATATTCTTCTTTTTGGTCTTCAGGTGCCTCGCTCAACCATTTCAATTTCTTGACTTCCTGTTTCTTCTGGACTATTGTGAAGTCCCTCTCATCTACAGCAAGATCCTTATTCCTCATGATTTCATCAACACGTCTGAGGAGAATGTGCATCTTGTCATCACGAAGGTCGTCTTTTGAGTTCCTGCAAAGATTACGAACAATACGAAATCTGTCAATGTACTCTTCTGTTTCAGATTCCTTGGGTTGTATCCTGGCAAATTCCAGGAATGCTTCAAGCATAAGGGTTTTCCTTATCGAGAAGTTATCTACACTCTCGCTACATGCTTTCAGGTAGTCAGTCTTTGCTGTTCCGAGTTCATCACCGATATAAACCCTGTCGCTTGAACATTCTTCCATCGTAATAAATTTATCGAAATAGCCAGATACATCCTTGTAACTTGCAAGATAATCCATTACCTTGATGAAATCCCCAATTATTGATTCATACTTTCCAAAGGTCATCTCAGCGAGAGCGAGTTCGTCATACTGATAAGCCTGCTTATATGTACAGATATCCATCTTAGTGGCTTCAATTGCCATATAATGCTTGAATATATTCAGGAATCTCTGATCCAATCCATTCTGACCATACTTATCAGGGTTTTCATCGTTCCTGGTATCACGATATTTCCATATAAGCATTGTCCAGGAAGTGTCGACCTTAAGGGAGAACTCCCCGTTGCTACGGGTATAACTCTCAAGAACAGACTTGAAATGTTCAAAATCTGTCAACTGCTTGCCCCTAGAGTTCATCTTTATATAGAGATCGTCTGTAGTATCAATCTCATCAAGAAATAAACGGTAGAAACGGATATGGCCTAATTTGTTCTCATTGCCAATAAGATTCTGCCAGACGACTTCAAGCTTCTCATCGGAGAAATTCTTGTAGTGCTGGTAGATATCCTCAAGTGTCACTAGCATTCCTGCGATAGTGGGGTCACTTAACCAAGTATTTGTGCACCAGTACTTGTCTTTGATATAGGAGCTATATGATGTTTTTATGTTAGGCTCAAGCTTGCACAGATGTTCGCAAAACTGTCGGCTGCTGTCCCTTGTTTGGTAACTGAATCTTTTAAGAAAGGTGCAATCTTTTCCCAAGCGTTTTCCCAAGAACAAGTGAAGCAGGTAAAGTGTGGTTATTCTCTGTTGTCCATCAATCGGATAGAAATCAATGAATCCGTTGAACTCTTTCTTTGAGCCATATACAAAGTCAAGCTCAATAGAGTCGCACTCATCAGCAGGGGAGTCTATGGCTTTGAATAATGCGTTAAGGAATTTGTTACGAATCTTACTTGCTGATATTCGTCCTTGAGCATAATCCCTCTGAATCTGCGGAACAATAACCATTTTGACTTTACTGTTACCTCCTGCTAGGGTTGCATAGAGTGTCGTCAATGTTCCTTTCTCTTGTGTACTATTTGTTCCCATGATTACCGATTAAGTCTAAATCAAGATTGATTTCTTTGCCATCATTTATGCATGAAGAAATATAATCTTCAAACTTCTGTACAATGACCTCTGAAGCGTTATCCGTATCCTTTAGTTGTTCTCCGCTCTTTATTTCGAAGAGTTTCTTCAGATAATCCTCTATTTCAATGTTATATTCTTCTGCATTCTGTATCAGTGTGTTCCATAAATATCCAACATTCTTAATCCTTAACAATCGGCGGAACTGCTCTGGGAGGTTACGTAGATACGGACTAAGAACCGACTTCATTGCGTCAATATATGCATCCCTGTCCTCCTGACTCCAGAAAAAAATCTGAGTGTTCTCTATTGGGGTATATGACTTGAAGAAAACCCTCTGAGTGCATAACGGGATGAAACTGCTGATTGTAAGAGTCTTGGTGATGATCTCCCTCTTAACATCGAAAGTTGAATTATTCAACAACGAATTGTCATCTTTTCCTAAAAGTGCGAGATTACATATCTGATCTTTGTATTCGAAACCATTAGATTCGCCTAAAGAAACGACAGTTTTACCATAGGTAAGAGAGATATCATTAAACACAACCTGTTTCTTGTCATCATTCTTAATGAAGCTTTCCATGCGTTCCTTAAGTGACACAATGTCCTTAATCTTCTGCTGTAGAGCATCGTTTGAAGCGTCTGCCTGCAATTTAGCATAGATAATATCCTGATATCTTCTCAGCGAACGAAGATGGCTTATCATCCATTGAATCCATTGTTCTTTTCTATTCAATGATTCAGACAGTTGAGCATGGATGTGTTCCAAACTCCAGCCTCCTTTTATATTCTTATGATAATGGAATGGATATCTCTGTGTTGAGTCTGAAAGTTCCTGGACAGAGAGAACATTAAATAAAGTCAGGACTTTGAGGATATCCGAATAGTTCGAATCATATGTCAGTTCCTCAAGCCATAACGTACTGAAGTCAATGGACTTCTTGATTTCAGATTTCAGATATTCCTTGAACTGGGATTTGGTTGTCTCCTTGTCTTTGGATTTGTCAAGTAAGGCCGGTATCAAGTTGGAGTTGTTTACTGTCACGAGATATCCTATCAGATGATAATATTCCCTGTCTTTGTACCAATCCATCAACGTAAGAAAGTCAATATAGATATTTTCCCACTCCTTCTTTTGAGAGCCTTTCTTGTCAGACAATATCTTCTCAAAATAGTAGAATGTGGAGAAATTATCGTTGTCGTTGTCCTTCTTTCTGGCAATGATATCAAAAAGAAGTTCAATTCTGGTTGGATACTTTTCCTCCGGCTTGTTGGTCAGGAAAGACCAGAACTCTACATTGTGCAGTTCTCGTTCAATGTAATCCCATTGGTCAACAATGATATTCTTTTCTTCCGGGCTTATGCTCTTGTTGCTCTCTTTAAGAAACAGAGCCTTGATGAGCTCTGCGTTCGTCAGTTTTATCTGGCCGATGTTCAGACTGGCAAATTTTTCCCAGCAGTCAACATTGAGATCTATTTCATACCAGATTATGCAAACTTTTTCAGACAATGCTTTGGCAATTGTCTGAACCTGAACCATATTATTTCTGAACCAATCAAGAGTGGCCATGTATGCATGGTAGATATACAGCGTGTCTATTTCCTCCTTGGCAGTTTCGTAACTTTGACTTGCAAGGTTGTTCAGGAAATCCTCGCTGTTACCTCTGGTCTCATAACAAAGGCTATAATTGACTGTTGCATCAATAGCATCAAACAATCCAAGCCCTTTATATTGTTCTTTGAGTTCAGCAAGAGCCTTATAGATGATATATATGGATGTGAGTCTCTGCTGTCCATCAATAATGTCATATTTTGCACCACACGCAGCATCGGTGCACGGAGCAACTGTGACAGGCTGCAGGTAGTATCTGTCATCGTTGGAGTTGGAAATATCATCCAGAAGCTGAATGATCTGTTTCCTTTCCCACCTGTATCCTCTCTGGTAGTTAGGAATCCTGAAACGATCTTTGAGATCGCTTACAATTACGCTATCCAGATTGCGACTTACATATTCTCCCATGTCAATGTCTCTTAGTAATTATTAAGATAGTTTTTGCTGAAATCCCTTATGTAACCTATCAATTCTTTCCCTTCCATGACTTTGATCTGATCAGCGAGACCAATGCAGAATCGTCCTACGCCCTCAAGACTGCATACTGTAGTATCGAGAATCCATTCATCGTGATACTTCTTGAGATACTGAACTGCAAGCGGGTATTCCTCTGTGAGAATGTTCTTTGCCATGTTTGACATCAATAGCTTCACAGGCATCTCCTCATAGCCGCTCATCCTGAAGATATCGGTATAGCTTCGCTTGTGGTCTTCTTCATGTGTCCAGCTATCCTCAAGGACTACTACATTGTTTGCCCTCGATATCTTGAAGACCTTGTTTTCGTTATGTTCGATGTCATATCCCCAGATGTCCACATAGTTCGTGGAGAACTCAAACGGCTCAATCAGACGGTCGGAAATCGTCTTTGAATTTGCTGACTCATATCCTTTCAGGATTACTTTCTTCTTCTCGCGTACTGCCTTGCCGAGCATCTCTATGTTCACTGCCGCTCTCTTGCTGTCAGTATATTCTGCTATGCTTGTGCAGTTGTAAATGGCAGATAGTTTCTTATGAAGATTTGCCTTCAAGGCATTGCTGCCGCTTAAGCCTTGAATCAGGCTGTTTACGATATAGGCTTCCTCCTCTGAGAAATAGATGAGTTTGGCAAGTTCAACATATCCCTTCGGCATCTTCTCAAGCTTATAGACATTACGGCGGACTTTGTTCACTACAAATCCGCAATCCTTGAAGGTCTCTATATATCGGTATATAGACCTGTATGTCGTACCAAGAATCTCTGCCAGTTCATCGACAGTGTAGTTGGTATTGCTTGCCATCATCCTCATCAGACGCAGCATGCGTTCTATTTTCGGCTGATCCATAACATTTATCAGAATAATGTTATAACTTTGTGTGGTCTTTCTTCTTGTGAGATAGCAACATAGGGATGTACCTCTGTGTGGCTGATTTTGATCAGCAGCAGTTTGAAGGGTGCGTCCCTTTTTAATTAATTATTTACCAAATAATTCGGGAAATCATATAAATTTTGAGCGGGGAAATACATTATAGCAGACGCTACATAAGGAGATAGTGCAAATGCTATCGCTGGCTTATCTTTCAGTATCGAATTACCATAGGCTCCAGCCTCTAAAGTCTCATGAAGTATTTTATACTCATTCTCATCTTCTCCATTATATAGGACAGTTACGATAACTCCTCCGAGTTTTGCTGCAGGAACTCCTCGGGAAATCATCCATTTTGAGAACTTAGCAGAGTTCTGCTCATTCATCGCAGAAAAATCGAAAAAGACTGATGCCCCCTTTAATCTGTCCTTTTCATCAAAATAATAATAAAGTCCATCAGTATGGTTTCCATAGAAAAGTCGTGTTGTTTTGATAATTGTTTGCTTGAATTTTAAATTCTTATTCCACTGTGTCTTGATCTCAGTTTTAAAGCCCAATGTGGATTCATAATTTAGGATGGAATCTACAGTACACCCAAATTCAATCAGAGGAGGCGTAATAGGTTCAATTTCTCTAGGTGTAACTATATTTACTTGAACAGAATCTAATTTAGTATTTGTCTGTGAATCCACTAAATATAGAGTTGCCTCACCAGAAAATAAAGCATCTAAATATCCACTCCGTTCATCAATCAAAGTAACATAGGTGTTTGATGATTGTATTTTCACATCGATATCCTTAGGATTGTCATACAGCACCATGACAGAATCCAAACAATTTAATGTTATCGGGGAATGATCAACAAATTGCACCTTATTCTCTTTGCACGATGGGAGAGAAATTGAGGCCAAACCGACTAATACTATAAGCAATACTGATTTTTTCATGATTTATTTCTGTTTGCGATATATACCTCTGACCTTACCGAGATTGAATTCGAGAATCCATGAGCAGAACCTTCCATTCTCATCGGGTACTATCTCATTGTTTGCGACTTCAAAGCGTGCCTGTGGTACAGCCTTGATAGACTTTACCTCGACTACGGCAGAATCCATGTCCTTTGCAGTCGCACCAGCTTTGAAACGCAGGAAGTTGATGTCTTCCCTTACTGCAAATGGGCAGACTCCGTTGTTGTAGAGGTAGATGTCAAAGCCCTCTTCTTCAGGAAACTCGACTGTCTCTAAAAAGAACGGCACGCCGTATTCATCGCAGTAAAGATAGTTCTTGTATGTGGTGCTCTTTATCTCTCTGTATTCAATGGTCTTAGTACCTGCCAAGATCTCATCAAACGGCTTCTGTCTGATTGTAAGGTATAATGAGTTCTCATTATTCAAAAGAGGCGAGTCGAACTGAAGTTCAACATCTGCGTCTATTTCTGCTGGCAGCATCTGCACCAGATTCAGATCTTTTGTTTTCATGGTATATAGAATTGATTACTATAGTACATTACCTATCAATACGTTCATACGCACTTTGGAATACTCTCTGATTGATAAAGTTCATGAAGTCTGGATTATCTAGGTAATTACGACAGAACTCAGTATTTTCATTAAGCATTCGCGCAATAATCATCAACAACGATGTATTACACTGTTGTTGAGCCGTCTCTCTGTCACTGTTACGGGCTGCATTAACGAAGGCTTCATCGGCCTGAAGACGCTCAGGCAGCTCTTCTAATTGTTGCTTTGCCTTATCTTTATCAAGCCAGTTAATTCCATTAAATTCATCGAGTATCTCGCTGAGTTTAGCCATATCTGGATCAGACTTACCTTTCGGTTTTCCTACAGGTGTCGGCTCTATTTCCGCATTGCTGTTCTCCAACTCAATTTTCTGCTCCTCGCCTTTGACGATTCGATATTGATCGAAATCGATTGCTTCTATCAGCCCTTCTGTAAAATCTTCACCTTTAAGACTCGGAAGCTTGTGAATAAGCAATGAGAAGTATGTATTCAGCATCTCCCATTCGCGACTCTTATAAGGCAATACAGCCGCTAAGAACGGATAAGTCCTAAGGAAGGCTTTAATACTACTTTTGCATCGAATTTTTGTGTTATCATCAAGGTTATTGAATGTCTCGACACTGACATCGATGATCGGATCTAATTCTTCTCTTGGGGCTCCTGACCAATACTTTTCGTTCAACAGTTGTATACTTGTTTCTGTATAAATGTTAGCCTCTTCTATTTCTTGAATCAGATCGTTCAGTTTTGCTGGATCAGTTTCCTTAGAAAGTATCGTCGTCTTATAAAAGCGCTGAAAAGATGCTCTTATACTCTCGGCTTCATTGGCGAAGTCAAGTACGAATGTATCTCTCTTTTTTGGATGGCAACGATTTAGACGAGACAATGTCTGTACGGCTTTAACATCCGAAAGTATTCTATCTACATACATTGTATGGAGCAGAGGTTGATCATATCCTGTCTGGAATTTCTCCGCTACTACAAGGATTCTGTAAGGGTCTCTTCCCATATTGTCCTCTATATCCTTGGATGGGAAACCGTTAATGTCAGCCTCGGTAACCTCTTTGCCACCGTAATTCTTGCTACCAGAAAAGGCTACAATCGCTTTATATGGGCTGTTGCGTTCTTTAAGAAGACGAGTAATCTCAAAATAAAACTCGATAGCGCGAATGATACTGCTTGTAACGACCATAGCTCGTGCCTGTCCACTCATCTTTCCTCTCTCTATTACTTGTGAATGGAAATGCTCTACAATGATTGAAGCTTTCTGTTGAATTGTCTCAGGCTGGCTTTCGACGAATGCACGCAGCTTTTTTTGAGCCTGTTTCTTTTCAAATTCTGGATCAGACTCAATTGACTTAATTATCTTGTAATAACTGTTATATGTCGTATAATGCTCTAAGACATCCATAATGAAGCCTTCCTCAATGGCTTGCTTCATAGTGTACTCATGGAAAGGTCTGTGTCCAATTTCTCCGTCAGGCTGCTCAAAAGGTGTTCCAAACATCTGAAGAGTCTTGTTCTTCGGTGTGGCAGTAAAGGCATAGTAATTTGCGTTTTTGACCATTTGGCGACCTTCGATGATCATATTCAGACGGTCTTCAAGATCCATTGCCTCTTCACCAACGTTTCCGCTTAATGCGATGTTCATCTTCGCTGACATAGAACCATTTTGGCTACTATGCGCTTCATCGATAATGATACCGAAACGTTTATGCTTCATCTCAGTACCGATAGTTTCCAGAATGTAAGGGAACTTATGTACTATAGTGATGATTATCTTCTTGCCACTCTCGAGATTGGATCTCAAAGTGTCTGCACTATCTGCCCAAGCGACCAGATTGGATAATCTCTTGAAGGCGGCAATGTTGTCTCTTATCTGCGTGTCAAGATTTACTCTGTCTGTAACGACAATGACACTATCCATCAATGGCTGGGAGCCATCAAGGAGACCGACTAGCTGATATGCAAGCCATGTGATGGAATTGGATTTGCCGGAGCCTGCAGAGTGCTGTATGAGGTAACGCTGGCCGACGCCGTTTTCTTTAGTTGATGACAGTAACTTTCTGACAACTTCAAGTTGATGGTAACGCGGCCAGATTACAGAAATTTTCTCTTTACCGGTCTTCTTATCTTTCTTTTTGATTACCTGTGCATAATTCTCAAGAATGTCTGATAACGATTCTTTTTGAAGTACAGATTCCCAAAGGTATGATGTACGCAGGCCATTAGGATTAACCGGGTTACCGGCTCCACCATTTACTCCTTTGTTAAACGGTAGGAACCAGGAACTTTTACCACTCAACCATGTACACATGCGAATGTTGTCATCGTCCACTGCAAAATGAACAGCACATCTTTTGGGAGAGAGTAGGGGATCGTTAGGATCGCGATCCGTTTGATATTGCTTGACTGCATTATTTACAGTTTGTCCAGTATAATGGTTCTTAAGTTCCATGGTCATCACCGGAAGACCATTAAGAGATACCATTACGTCGATACTGTTTGAATTATCTTTGCTGTAATAAAGTTGCCTTGTGACGCAGAAGATATTCTTGCTATACATTTCCTGAGCAGTCGGATTCAACTCCGATGGCAAAGGATAGTACATATCAAATAACTCAGAGATAAAGCGAAACCCCTTTCTTAAGACATCGGTGATTCCACGTGTTGCCAATTGCTTTGCAAGTTCAGTGAAGAATTTGCGCTCAGAAATTTCACTCGAGAAGCAGGCAGTGTTCTCTACCTTCTTTTTTTGAGTGGACAGGATAAAACGTTTCACGCGCTCAGTATCAAGTGCGTAATCATTGTTGTAGTTTTCCGAGATACCTTCTTCGTAACCTTGTTTGTCACGCAGGTAGCTTACAATGATAGTTTCAAGGTTTCTCTCTGATGTATCTGTTGTCATAACTTCAAAATTTAAGGTTCAGATTGTACATTGATTTGACCAGTAACGCAATCTGCAATAAGTTTCTGCTTATATTCTTTTAAGAACTCAATTTCAGATTCAAGTTCCGACATTAATGAGTTTATCTTCGAACATTTATCATCTATGTAAGCCACTATGGCTTTTTGTTCTTCAATTGGTGGTATGGGTATAAATTTTCTACCCAGCATTTGATAATTTATGTTTTGTCCTTCTCTAATTCCCGTTACACAAGTTTGAAGAATCTGTATAAACGGAGAAGATTTGAACAATAACTTAAAGTAGTCGGCGTATTCTGTCTCAATAGGTGTTAATATAGTGTACGCTGCACTGATTATACCTTGATAATAAGCGTATTCAATTCCTCCTTCGAATGAACGAAGACTTATGACAAAATCACCTACTTTAACGAATTTCAATCCTTCGAACCCTTTATTTACCACAACTACTCTGTTTTGATACATAGATTGAGGTATAACTCCTTGTGATTGCGTGGCACAAAGAATCGGCTCATCTGGATGATTCTTTTCTGATCTTTCAAAAAAGCAGTATTTGATTTTTCGCTCCTCCCAATGCGATGGAATCTTTCCAATCAATGAATTTTTACTTTCCTTCATCTTCACATTTGGATCAAGTCCTCGTGTGACGATATTTGCTATTTCAGATTCCTTTAATTCGTTAAGAAGTTGTAACTCTCTCTCTCTCTCTGCGACATACGTATCTATATTTAATGTTTTACTTTCGACAAAGTTTACAATTTTCTCTTGCTCAATAACTGGTGGCTCAAAAAAAGGAATTGATTTAAGAGCGATTGGAGAAAGGTCCCATTGGCCTACTCGTATTCCTTTTGAATATTGAGCAAAGAAACTAATGTAATTCTTGCTTCGTAATGCTAAGCTAAAGAACTTCTTATTTGGGAACTCAAGGTCGCATACAAAATATGCTGGACTTACGATACCTTCATAATTGGATACTCCATATGAACCCTGCCAAGATTTCATCTTGTTAATTACAAGTTGACCTTCCGTCACATACTTATATCCACTTAAATCCTCGGGAATATAATTATGATTTTCTTCTTTGGATTCAGTGTCACGCACTATTACACCTTGCTCTCTAGTAACTGAGAGCAACTGCTTCTCTGGATAACCTTTTTTTGATACAAATCGAATATATTTGCGTAGTTGCTCAAGTTGCCAGTGGGTTGGCAACTTTGGAAGCCATGTTATGCCAGTGTCTTTATATCCTTCGTATAGTTTCATGCTTTTCCTAAAATATCATCAAGCAATCCATTTGTTCTGGCCTCAATATCACGTATATCTTTAGTAATATCCTCTATAGATCGGAGTGCTTTAGGTTTATAGAAATATTTCGTGAATGAAAGTTCATATCCAACCATTGTTGATTTTTCGTCAATCCAAGCATCTGGTGTGTAAGGAAGTATTTCATTCTTTAGGAATCCATCAATACCACCATCGTAACGGAATGGTATGATTTCAGAGTCTTCCAAGGCCTTGTCAGGAATGTGATTTCCGTCTGTATCAAGAACAATAGCTGCCTCTGCACATGATACTGTGTAGTATTTCTGAAGTAAATCAAGGTGCTTCTTTTTTGGCTTGCCATTCATTTTCTTGATGGCTGCCTTAAGCTTATCCTGAAGTATATTGAAGTCATAGTCAGCAGTGTGATCATACTGCTTTACAAAAGTCATCACCTCACGACAAATTGCTGCGTCCTTTTCCTTCTTACACATTTCGGCTTCACGCTCTTCATTATAGTCAAAGCGCAATCTGAGCGGACGACATACCTTTACACTCCAGTATCCGAATTCGATGTTTGGGAATATCTTGCTCTGAGGAGTCTCTTTGAAGTCTGTAAGCAGTTTTATGATTTGTTGACGATCGCTTTCTGTCGTTTCACAGTTCTTTTCTCCCAAGTTTTTACGCAATGGTGACTTAATTTCAGTCGCGTCAATCAATTGAACAAGACCACGACGGCGTTCCTCTTTGCGGTTAGTTACAACCCAGATAAAAGTTCCAATACCGGTGTTATAGAAGTCTTTTTCTGGCATGGCAACAATCGCTTCAAGCATATCGTTTTCAATGATGTATTGACGAAGGTTGCTTGCACCGCTTCCTGCATCACCGGTAAAGAGCGACGAACCATTATGTACCTCTACGATTCTTGTTCCAAGTTCAGTGGTTTCTTTCATCCTAGATATATTGTTTGCCAAGAACATCATCTGACAATCACTGATGTCTGGGATGAAGGATATCTCTTCTCCATTTGCGCCTGTGACACAGAATCTACTATCAGTAAACTTCTTCTTTTCCGTTTCCGCTAAACCTCGTTTTTTAAGGTCTTCCTTCCAAGGTGTGCCGAATGGGGGATTTGAAATGCAGAAGTCATAGGTTTCACCAGGGTGACCGTCACGGGAGATAGTACTGTCGTATGCAATATATTCACGCATTTCGGTTCCATGAACATACTGAAATGACTGAATGTCTCCGGAAATCATAAGGTCAGCCTTACATGTGGCAAAAGTTTCTGGGGTTAACTCCTGGCCATATATCATTACCTTGACATTCTTTCCTCGCTCAGCTGCAATCTCTTTTATGCGATCCTGAGCTATAGTGAGGATTCCACCAGTACCACAGGCACCGTCGTAAATAGAATAGGTATTATCCTTAATTTTGTCTCTCACGGGGATAACGGCCAAATCCGCTAGAAGCTTGACATAGTCGCGAGGCGTAAAATGTTCTCCGGCTTCAGTAACATTGTTCTCTTCATTGAACTTCCTTAACAACTCCTCGAATATGGTACCCATTGTATGATTGTCGAGGGCAGGCAACCGGACGGTCTTGTCTTCGTTCAGAACGGGTTTATTACTTAGATTGATCTTATCGTCAGTAAACTTCTCGATAACACTTCCTAATCTCTCAGTCTCTGTGAGATTGTCGACCATTTGACGAAGATGAAACTTGTCGAGGATGTCTTGGACATCCTTGCTGAAGCCGTTCAGGTAATCAATGAAATTCATCTTTAAACGCAACGGATCAGTTTCACTCTTCAATGTTTTCATGGTAAAGAGTGACGTGTTGTAAAATGGATATCCAGTTGTGTTAAAGAGAATAGGATCCTGATTGGCTATATTGTTATCGTCGAGCATTTTCTTTTGAGCCAACAATGTCTTTTTAGTAGGTTCAAGCAGCACGTCGATTCTTCTAAGAACCATCATCGGCATGATGATCTTCTGATATTCTCCTTTTTTGAATGCATATACAAGAACATCAGTGGCGATGTTCCAAATGAATGAAAATAATTGATTGTATTGGCTTTGTTCCATATCAATTCTATTCTCAGCTTCACATAGGTTATCGCAAAATGCCGACAATCTACATGGCGTTTAATGTATTTAAGGGGTTATTTCTCACTTTATCCTTCAAATATAGTTATTTAATTCAATAAATTGAACATACGATTTGGTTTTTAGGACTTTCATGAAAGAACTTGACAGAGAATTGTCAAATTTCAGAAGAAGGAGGGCGCTTCGGCTGCATTCCGTAAGCTCCCTCCCGCGATACCGAAGAATGATGGAACGATATCGTATAGGTCAAGACAAAAAGAAGCGTGGACGACTGCCCACCGATCTACTGAGGTTCACCTTACCTATAGCAATCAATAAGCAACGTCCACGCAAAGCGCAGACGTTAGTGCCCATTGACTCGTGCTATATTAGAATTTGGTGAGTTTCAGTAGCGAGTTCAACAGCATTAACGCAGTATATGTCTTGTATGTTTCCTAAGAACAAGACAAATATACATCTTTTTGAGAAAATAGTCCCAATATATCTGGAAATTGATAGTATTATGAGTATTGGTAACATTCTGCTCTTATTATTTCCGATTTTTAGTTTGATTTTCTATATTTGACGAGGATTGTCAAATTCATGTTTTAGCTTTGCGCTAACTTTGGAATTGAACCATGTCAAGAAATTCTTCTCTGATGAGACAAGAACGTAAATATCAAAAAACAGGCAGGCAATGTGCTGTGCGCCAACATTCCCCGGATTTTGCAAAAGACTAACAGAGTTTTCTTCTACTGATGTTTCCTCATGTTCTGCATTAACATGAGAAAACCACAAATTCATCAGTGAGAAGAACCGTCTTGTGCAACACCTCCGTGGTCCCTTGTTTCTTGCAAAGCACATTGCAAGCTTGCGTTACTAATTATTAACCTGATTTGATGAACTTGCGGCCGCGTCGGATTCGAATCAAAATTTACGAAGAATGATGAACAAAACATCTAAGAACATCAGCCTCCAGAAGGCTGCTCTTGACGACACGGCGGCTGCACTTAAAAGCATTACTGATCAGTACAATTGTGCTGATTCATCTGAACCAAAGAATGAGGTCTATCTCGCTATGAAGGATACTGAGGAAGCACTGGTATATCTTGCCATTGCCGCATCTGGCGACGATCCTCAGACGACAAACGACATCCTCAGGAATTACGGTAGGGAAGACCTCTTCCCTTCAGGTGAAATCCATCGGAAATAACGATAGATATCCGCGAAATTCCATCGTTCAGCAGTGGTTCAAGGGACCGCCGCTATTCTACTATAGACGGCGATGACTCCGCCGTAAACAAAATTCGCAGCCGGGAAAATCTCTTGGCTGCGTTTTCTTTCGCACGCCCTTGAGCCTTCCCGACTGAACGGATGAACCCTGCTGCATCTATAGTGTTTTCCGATGGAAACCAGTAGTAATGATATTATTGGTGGTAAATAATACTAATACTATTGTTAATTATAAATAATTCATTTGTAAAACAGAAGTGAATTTATATATTTGCAGAAATTTTTGAATGGAATCTATATATCTCACTCTGAGATATTATCCCAGCTTTCGTGTAATTAATGATTTTGTGAGTATGAGAGGCTTTTTCAATTTCTTCTGGATGTTGACCAAGTTCACATTCAAGGCTGTATTCTGGTTTATAGGAATTCTGGTGATGTTTGTTGTCGGCAGCTATCCTGATTAGTTTGTATACTCAGATAATATTAGTATATTTGCCATACAATATTATGGAATAAGTCTTGTTATGACAAGATATAACATACTATATTATGGAATATAGATTGGATATTTATGCCAGACAACCTGAGCAGCTGATGGCGATGATGGCCAAGAACTGCAAGGACAGAAGACTTGAGAGGGGATACAGCAGAAGGACACTTGCCGAGAGGACAGGTGTTCCTGCGCCGACTATCGAGCGATTTGAGAAGACCGGAAAGATCTCCTTCGAATCCTTCTGCGCCATTGCCGTGGAGTTTGATTACTTTCAGGAGATGTCAGAGATTCTTTCCAAGCCTAAATACACCACTGGCAGCGAACTGGAGACCATCAACAAGAACAAGAATAGAATCAAGGGAAGATGATACCACATGTGAACAAGATTAGTGTATTCCACAACGATGATTTTGTGGGAACGCTACAGATGACTCCGGACGGACATTCGTGTGCGTTCGAGTATTCGCGTGAGTGGCTTTCAAGCGGCTTTGCTCTTTCACCGCTCGAACTTCCGCTGACTTCGGACATGATATTCTCTGAGCCTGACAAGTTCGACAGGAACTTTGCCGTTTTCGAGGACAGCATGCCTGACGGATATGGCCTGTATCTCATAGACAGGATGCTCCGCAAGTCAGGTTTCCAGCTCAGGAATCTCACCCCGCTTCAGAGGCTTGCAATAGTAGACTCTTCCGGAATGGGTGCACTCAGATATGAACCGACTGTCAATCTTGACAGTGTCAGGACTGGTGTGAGCGTGGATGAACTGGACGACATTCAGAGAAAGGCTCTTGAGATACTCTCGGAAAAGGGAGAAGGGGATGAGTCTCTGCTCTATTACAACAGTGCAAACTCAGGAGGAGCCAGGCCTAAGGTCGTGATGGCAGACTCTGACGGATCGCACTGGCTGGTCAAGTTCCGTCATACCTACGACTCTGCTGAGATCGGCAGGGAAGAGTATCTGTACATGAACACTGCCTCCAAGTGTGGAATCAATGTGCCGCGCACACGTCTTCTCAAGGACAGGTATTTCGCGATCGAGCGTTTCGACATTGAGAATGGCAAAGGTGTTCATGTAGTTACTGCTGCGGCACTTCTTAAATCAGACTTCAGGAATCAGGATGCGGACTATACCAATCTCCTTGCATTGACAGGATACCTGACGCAGGACCCTCTGCAGGTCGAGGAGATGTACCGCAGGATGGTATTCAATCTGATCTGCGACAACAAGGACGACCACGCCAAGAACTTCAGCTTCATCTGCAGGGACGGCGTGTGGAGTCTCGCTCCAGCCTATGATATAACCTATTCTCCGGAAGGCTCCAACGGTCAGCATGCCACCTCGCTGTTCTATGACGGTAATCCGGGAAAAGATCTTGTCATCAAGGCTGGCACTCAGATCAGGATCCCTAAATCTACATGCGAGGCCATTATAGAGAAAGTGGCGTCCGTATGTTCAGAAAACCTGCCTCATACTGTGAGACTCAAATAGACCATCAGGTATTCGACCATATTTCAAAGGCTGCCGGGATTGCTCCTGACAGCCTTCATTCATGTCATTATTGCGTATATCCGTCGAATGTCACTGTCACGTTTGATTCCAGGTCCTTGATCGTTATCGTCCTCACTCCGGAATCTTCATTCACCTGTTGCGAGAAGGTTGCCGTGCCCTCGAAAGACACCGGATTGACGACCGCTTCCTTGGACAGGTACGGTACCGCCGTGATGGTCACGTTCCCGCTGTCATCGATCACGGTGCCTATCGAGATCCCTTCCTGGTCACCAGATAGAGTCACCCTGTAGTCTGCCATGGCGGTCGCTTCACCTCTTGCTGTGACAGACCATTCTGACAGGGTTACGGAGTTTATAGTGAGTTTTCCCTTATCGACTGACAGATTTAGGTTGGTGATTTTACCCTGCTCGATCATGAAGTTCGGGATGGTCTTCGTGTAGTACACCTCGTCTATAGTCATTCTGATCATCAAGTCTCCCGGTTCACCGGTCGGAATCAGCATTATATACTGTTCGTTCGGTCCATCCGAGAGATTGAACGATGTTGTCGGGTAGATGATGCCTCCGGTACTTACCTCTGTGAACTTTCCCTGAGTAACATCGAAGTAACCCTGATAGCCACCGCAATAGCCACC